TCTTTGGTTTCCGACCAGCGTGACTCGAGTAATTGTGACATTATAGTTCTCCTTAAACTTTTAGTCCCGCAAGCCTGCGGATGTCAAAAATCTCAGCGGTTCTTTCTTCGCCGCTGATAGATTGTGCCTGTTTGTCGCCTGTTATTTCTTTAGCCTCTGTTAGTGCTTTCTTGGCCGGTGTACCACCATTCATTACTGAAGGGATATACTTGTCAAAAGCTGCACGGAGCTTTTCAGTTTGAACTGATTCTAATAGCTCGCCCATTACTGAACGCTTATCACCAGACAATGGACCTAGCAATTCATTCATAACTTCCTTGCGTGTGCTCATGTCTCTAGCGATGCGTAGTTCAGCATTTTTGCTTTCTACTAGTTTTTCTGTGTCTGCAACAATTTTAGCTGCTTCTTCTAATTCCATTTCTTTCTGCGCAACTACTTTTAATAGTTTTGCTGTTTCAGATTTTTCATTTAGATGACTTGCAGCAAATTCGCTTGCGAAGCTTTCAAAAATCTTGCGACCAAAATCATTTCTACGAGCAGCATTAATATCTTCTTTCAACTGAGTCATTTCAGAGCGTAGTCCTTTGGAGACTGTTTCTTCGATGATTTTAGCTGATTTGCTGATGAAATCTCTTTTAACTTGCTCAAACTTAGCTTTACTATCACGTACTAGACGCACTTTAGTTTCTGCTAAATCTTTCTTGTCAGCGTGGAATTCTGCGATTTCTTTCGCTAGTGCATCCACAATAAAAGATTCTAATTTTGCTACGTTACCTGCTACTGCTTTACGATCTTCGTGTAGTTCAGCAAGCTCTCTACCCAAGTTATTCATGATAAAAGATTCCATTGCTTCGGTATCTTTTTTCATTTTCTTTGCGTATTTTGCTTTTGCTTCGATTAGGCCTTGGCGGTCTTCTGCGAATTCTGTTAGTTCTGCTTGTAAGCGATCTGCTAACATTCCTTCTACAGCTTCTACCATTGCGCCTTTATCGTGCTCATATTTCTGAGCAAATTCTTCACGTAGTGTAGCAGTGATTTGATCACGACTTTCTTGAATTCTGCTTTCCCAAGCTGATTCAATTTCCGATTTGATTTCTTCGGAAATCACATTGTTCTCAAACAATTGTTTTACGATATCTAGCATGTGATTCTCCTACTTGGTTATCTGAGACCCTTGATGATTTTCACCAAGCTCTCTGCTATGTACTGCTGTGCCTTTGGATCGCCTTGAACTTCTTTTGCTATTCTAAATGCCTGATATCCACCTGTATTATTCATCAAGTGTTCATATACTGGGGTTGGGTAGGCTCCCGGGGCGCTTGGTTGAGCTACAACGTCAACAGTGATAATTTCAAAACCTTGAACATTACCTTGCCCGTCCACTTCTCCTGAACCTCTACTACTTACTCCCAACTTGACTCCCGACTCCAACATGGTCTGAATTAACTGACCCATTGGAGTTGGAAGTAGTTTAAGTTTTCCGTAACCGTTTGGACCGTCCATCCACATTTTTGTAATCATGTGACTGACTCTGTCCAAATTGATTCGTAAATCTTCTGGATGATCAACTTCACCTAGTACTGAGTACCCACCAGCGATCTGCTCGTTGAGCGTTTTGACAGCCCTGCCAATTTCTTGAGAAGAATAAACACGTTGATTTGCATTGCGGATGTCTCCTTGAATGCAAATACCGTTTAAATGCAGCGACTTCTTGCCGTCCGCACCTTCCTCGCTCTCCAAGACAATCTTAGCCTGATCGTAACTCAAATGTTCTGCTAGGGTAAGTTTTTTCACCTTTTCGTCCTATTATCTACGGCCACGGAAAAGACTTTGCTTGTTGTCAGCTGTTTCTTTAGAACCAGCTTTCTCAGCACCATGTCCTGGCTGTTTTGTAGTAAATGCATTACCTGCTTTACCGCCTGGAACATTGATGTTGCCTTTAGCATCTGGGTTTGGAACAACGTTGCCTTTTGTAAGACCGTTGCCTTTTAATTGACCTTGATTAGCATATGTAGCTGTGTCTTCTTTAGAAGAAAGAATGTTAGCAGTTGTACCGCCCATGTCATTCTTGCCTGCTACAACTGATTTAGTGTTTTTCTCACCATCACGTGAATTAGCACCTGTTTCAGCACCTACGTTTTGACCTGCTGCTGCGCCTTTCTTTTCTGCGCCGTGACCAGCTGGAACTTTTTCTACATACTCACGTACTGTAGCTAATTCAAAACCTTCGTTGTCAGCGTCCATATCGCTTGGGCCGCCCATGTTGTCTGCATCTGGTTCAGCGTGATCGCCACTGCTTAATGCATCAAAACGTGTTTGTAGTTCGTCTACAATAGCGTCTAGATCTTGGAATAGTTCGCCTTCGCTTTCGTCACTTAGGTCTTCGTTATCTTTACCATCTAACTCGCCAGCTAGATCATCTGTAGGATCAGCACCCATGTCGTCATCAGCTTCGATAGCTACATCTTCAAAACCTTCTTCCATTTCGTCATCTTCTTCATCAGATGATTCTTTAACTTCTTCGTCGTCTGAGTCTTCTTCAGAAGCTTCGTCAACTTTGTCTTCATCTTCTTCGTCAGTAGCTTCGTCAACTTCTTCGTCTTGTAGCTCTGATTCGATTAGATCTTCATAGATCTCACGAGATTTAGAAACTACATACTCGTGGAATAATTCTTCTGCTTTAGCTTGGTCATCATTGACCAAGTTTTCTAGCATCTGCGCTAGTAAATTCTTGTCTGCCATGGTTATATTCTCCTTAAAGATGATTAGGCTGTCATACATTTTATTTAACACAATGATTACAATTAGGCGTTAAATGGTACTTTTTTGAATCGTTTCGTCTGTATATATAGTACCAGGATATATGTTTGCAAAATCGTCAAACGTAATATGTCTAAGATTTAGCAGTTCGTTTTGCAATTTGTCGGGTATAAATCCGCCTGGCTCTATAACTCTATAAAATTGAGTATGTCTATAATCTCTTATTGTTTTTTCTGTTTGGCTTAGCCAATTTCCGTGGTATGTGGCCACATCATCACTGCGTTTGTAGTTAAAGGTATCTGCGTATACATTGTTGAATTTGCCGCCAATGCCTGCGTAGTCAAAGCCAAATATATAAATGTCTTTGTGCCCACGAGAACAGGCAAAGTCTAGTGCTGTAGGACCGCTACTCCAACCCTTGTGCGGATTAAAATAGTTGATTCCTGATTTAGAATTAATACCCTTATTTGGGTTTGACCACACGCTGTGGTTCCTATGGTAGCCTGAAGAGATGATTTCGTTGACCATTTTAACGTCAACTGCTATCAAAAAGTCTGGATCAAATTCTCGATATACTGCGTTACAGGCATAGACTGTGCCTAGGTCAAGCAATGAAGTAGCGTTTAATCTTAGTCTACTCTTGCCATTACCTAGTACGAAAGCTGTTTCATTCTGCGGATTGTTCTGCTTCAACTGGAGTTCCGTACATTTGTTGTATGAAAGCACGTTCGGATTCTTCTTCGAACTCATGCGCTTCACTTTGAATACGCAGCTGGTTGATCTGTCCTAGTGTTAGGCGCAGTTTACGTGTGTCTGATTTTTTAACCACAGTGCTATCTCTAGAGCTTTCATATCGTTGATCGACTGAAAAGTCATTGGTGGTATTGTTAAAATAAAAGAATTCACGTAGGAGCATAATGTATTTATGATTATCCGGCTGCGGGCGGAGTTGTGGCTGCAGGCTCTTCTACGCCACCTTCTGCAGGAGCCATAGCTGCCATATCATCCGGAGCTTCTGCATCTTGACCAGCCATCTCACCGCCGATTCCACTAGGAGTAATACCTGCTCCTCGCATCTGTGCTGCTGCATCACCTACTGGTTTCAACGTAGCACCTTGCTCTTCTCTCCATAGTTGTTCATTTTCTTTAATCTCTTCTTCACTTAGTCCCAGGAAGCGTTTTAGTGCAAAACGTTTAGAAAGATGTGCGATTTCTGCAACTGTGCTGTAGGTCGCTGCACGAGCTGTATCAAGCTCACTCTGACGATATGCTGCAAAGTTTTGTGGCTGATTAAATCTCAATTCAAATAGACTGTTGTCAATGTTTACACCTTGATAGTCCATCCAAATCTTAAATTCCAAGTCTAAGGTTGGAGTAATTAGATTTTGTAGACGTTTACAGTATTCATTGAAGCGTAGCTCTTGAATATATGCTGTGCCTACTTTTCCGTCAGCCATCGTGTTAGGCTGTTCGTCAATTGCTGTTGGCAGATAACTTGCTGGAATTCGCAGGGCACGGAATAGCTTGTTGGTAAAATAACGTAGGTCTGTAATTTCACCTAGATTAGTTCCGCCTGGAAGTGTTTCAACTTTTGAACCACGACCTTCTGCTGTCTGTGGAAAGAAATAGTCTTCATTAACACTTAGCGGATTGTAACTGGCATCAACCATGTTTTGTCCGCCACCTGTAGAACTAGGAATTCTACGCTGTTGAATTTCGTTTTTAACACGTTCAACAAAAGCCATGGCCATGTGTGCTGGCATGTTACCTACGTCAACATAGAAAATCCTACGCTCAGGAGCACGTTGAATACGATAGATAATGATCGCATCTTCTAGCAATTCTTTCTGCTTGTATACTTTGAAAACACTTTCCAATAGGCTGTTACCAAAAGGAAAGTTTTGATCTAGGCCTTCGCTTAGACTGATGTGTACAATGTGTTTTGCATCTACAGTAATTTCGTTTTGTTGATTCTGAAAACGTGTTCCTGTAGAAGTCGCCACATTACCAGTCATACCTTTGCCATAGCCACCACTGCTGGTATAACTACTGCCACCGCTTGGACTGGTGTTATTTGTACCATGCTGTGTGGTCGCTATTAGATTTATAAAATTAAAATTGATATCTTTTAAAACATACTGCTCGGGTTTCTTACCGTCACTTTCGTTGACAATGATCTTGGTAACTTTAAGCGGATCAATGTATAATAGTTTTTTGGTTTCTGGATCGCGTAGGAAAAAACAGTCACCGTATTTGAAAGTATTACGGACAACACGGAAAGTTCTAATATCAAGTTGTTGCTGTTTGCACCACTTTTGTAGACTTTCTTTTAGCAATTTAACTTCGGTAGCAGTTGGCTTACCTCTAAAAGAAATTTGAAAAGGTGTATTGTTTTCTTTGTCTTTTTGTGTGCAGAATTCTGCCAGGATATCTAGGGCAGCATTGACTTCACTGTCGCTGTCCATGGTGTCATATTGGATGTAGCGTTCTAGTCTATTTGGGGAACCTGCATACACATCAGGCAAGTAGCTTGAGTAGTTTGCATGGGCAGGGCCTGGGCGGCCGCCACCACTAATTGGACTATATCCAGTGGATTGATTGCCGACGTTTACAGGGGTAAAGTATTTTTTCCAGCTCATAATTTTTTATTCAATTAAACAATAGACACGTTGGTAAACATGTCCATATTAGCACCGCCACTAGCAGTCTTCTTTAATTGTTTTTCTCCAGTTTCTTTCGCGCCACTTTGAATTCGAATCAATTGATCCATCTTCATATTTAAGCTAGAAAGCAAGGTTGTTGGGTTTTCTTGGCTTGCGGGGCCGGCCGGTGTTGGCCCTCCTAGTGATGCTTGATTTGATTTATCCAATCCTTGTTTTAATGCGTCTACCGGATTGGCAGGCATGTTGGCATTGGTCGGCGTTGCCGCTGGTTTAGTCAATGCTGTTTGAGTAGTCGATGCTGGCGGAGTTGCACCTGTTGTAGGTGTTGTTGGACTAGCAGTAGCTACTCCATTGGCTCCGGCTGTGGCTCCTGCCTTATATAATGCCATTCTTTCTTGTTCAATACGTTTTGCCACGCCTTCTTGCACAGCAGCAGAGCTGCTTTTGAAATTGGTCTTAACTGATGCTGCTTTATAGTCTTGTATAGCATCAATAATATCTTTGTCTGACATTTTTCCAGTGTCTTTGCCTTTAAGAGCATTTGTAATCACACTGGAGTTTGCACCATATTGGTTTGCAGTTGACATTATGGCTTCTTGAACTCCAATACCTTTTTTGGACAGATCAAGACCGTTTTCTTTTAATTTTGCTACCTGAGGATCATAGTGAGTTGATTTGGCATGATTAGCTTGAGCTTCACCAAATTTGCTATCTTCTTTGGCAAGTTTTTTCCATTGTTCATCAAACTGTGCCGAGCCAACCTGCATGCCTTGGAACTGTTTGTCATAACCAGATTTTTTCAAGAATTTATCTACGTCACCTGTTTTACTTGATAACTGGAAGGATCCATAACTCTTGCCACCAGCATCACCGTGACCGGACGATACTGCACCGGCATTTCCGCCTGATTCAAACTGAGCAGCTACTTTGCCAAGAGCTAAGTCTGGAGCAAATGTTTCTTGATATTTGGATTCTTTTTGTTTGGCATCAGTAACTTCTTTGCTAGCCTGAGCTTCTGCACGTTTTCTCTTTCTAACTTCAGCTTCTTCCTTGCTGATGCCTCCCATCCAAGCAGGTAGATACGATCTTATAGAATCTAAGATATCCATAAATCCGTTTGAGATAGCATCAAAATTTTCATATAATAGCAAAGCCGCAGTGACCAATAAGCCAATAGGTCCTAGAAATCTCAGCACACCTTTAGCAGCTCCGCCCAAGAACCCACCAAATTTTGTCATTCCCATCTCAGATGCTATTACAGCTAGTCTATGCAGTTTCATTGCTAACGATAGTCCCATTGATGCTGTGGCAATTCCTGCAAATACTATTAACAAGGTGTTACCATGCTCTGCAATAAAGTTAAACGTATTCAACAATATTGGCGTAACCGTGGTAAGAGCATTTCCAAAAGCATCTAACATCTGACCTAATATAGGACTGTTAGCTAACACCTCCATGAATTTATTAGACATAGTGGCTAATTTTTCCATGTTGTTTTTCATTACTTCAGGTTTGAGACCGTCTGCTAATTTATTAGCAGCATCTACTTCAGTTTGTGCAGCTGACTTTCTTAAACTTGCATTTTCTGTTTCAGCTTTAGTAGCTCGATTTAAATTAGATACAATACCATCACTGTATTTTTCTGATTCAAAGGTACCCAATACCATTTGTGCAGCATTCTTTTTAGAAGCAATTGCACCGGCATTGAATGCATCATCAATTTTAAATGCACCTTCTCTAGTAATTGTTCCTGATTGTTTGATGTCTTTACTAGCTTGAAGCAATGCCTTAGCAGCTTGTGGATTAGTAATCATTAGCTGTTGAGCTGCTTCATTGTTTAATGTGCCAGTTGCTAGAATACTCTGAGCTGCTTGTTGTTCAGATTTAGACATGCTATTCATTAGCATGTTAAGATTATCTGTACCTTCTTTACCTATCTTTGCTTGTAAAATTCTAAATTGTGCATCTGCTTGACGAGCTTCTTGCTCTTTCTCCATAGACTCTTTACTTTTGCCAGTAAGTTTAGCAACAGCATCTAGATCTTTTAGATATTGTCCAGTTGATTTGACCAATTCTTGATCACTCATTGCTCGGCCGCCTGACGCTTTTGCCTGCATCGCTCCGTATTTTAACAAGCTACCATTAATGTCTTCAGTAGTATATCCCAGTCTTGCTAGTTCATCTCCCAGGCCACTACCAACTAATTGTTTTGATAACACGGTAAAACGTTTAGTACCATTAGTAATGCCACCACCAAACATAGCTATTGCATCACTGTTATTTTTAATTAAACTAGTATACTGATCCAGAGTAAGTCCGGTTCCTGCAACAGATCTCTGCATTTCACCAATGCTGCCGCCAAAGTTTGCCCCAACAGATGCTGCGGTATTAAATGCCTTGTATGTCTTGGTTGCTGCACCAGCTACAGCTCCAAAGGTATCGCCTAGCAATCCTCCAATAATTGGAACTTTTTTCATTATGCCAGAAACAGAGTTTAGATCATTGCCCATGTTGGACAGCTCACTGAGCAGTCCCATGAACGATGAGGTTGCACCCTTGATACCAGCTTCTAGATTTTGAAATCCTTGACCTATTTTTTTGGATATATATTCTGCCCGATCTGCTTCTTTATCCTTGGCAGCAATAGCGTCCTTAATCGCTTTGGTTTCTATTTCTCTCTGCTTGTTGCCTTCTTCGGTTAGTTTATTTTGTTTTTCTGTATTCTTGTTGGCCTTTTCCATGGCCTTCTGAAACTTTTTCATTTCAGCTTCTATTTCTTTAGGCGATTTGGCTCCGCCAACTTTGGCAGACAAGATTGACATAGCTTGGACTAGCTGTTTCAGTGTAGCTTCAGTGGCGGCGTTATTCAACTCTACTGGTTGATCACCAAAAAACCCTGTTACTTCTGCCATATTATTTTAGACCCCATAAAATACGCATATAAATAGACTTGTATACATTTATTTATCGGAGTATAAAATGTCGGAAAACACAATAGCTAAAATGTCTAACCCGCTGGTTAACTATTTTAGACAACCAAAGATCTACATTACTTTGCCCAGTAAAGGCGAATTTTATCCTGATGGTTCATTGGATACCAGCACCAACGGTGAGTATGCTGTCTATGCTATGACTGCCAAAGACGAACTCATGTTCAAGACTCCTGACGCTCTGTTAAGCGGTCAGGCCACTGTTGAATTGATCAAGAGCTGCATACCCGCTATTAGAGATCCTTGGAAGATGCCCAGCATTGATATTGATGCTGTGTTAATAGCTATTCGTATTGCTACCTACGGTGACATGATGGAAATTAATTCCGATTGTCCAGCATGCAATCAACATAACACCTATGAAATCAATCTAGTTAATTTCCTAGACAAGGTTGCTGATTTTCATTATGATCATAACATTGAAGTTGATCCGCTAGTGGTAACTATTAGACCATATAGCTATCAGGAAGTTACACGCACTGCTATCAAAGGCATCGAGCAGCAGAGAATTTTATCTATCGTCAATGACGAAACCATGGGCGACGAAGAAAAAATTGAACGCTTTGGCACTAGTTTTATCAAGCTCACTGAACTGACTATTGATGTTATCGCCGGTTGTATTACCAGTATTGCCACTCCTGAAGGTACTGTAACCGATCAAGAGCAGATTAAAGAATTTATTAATAATTCACCAACTGAAGTGTTTAACAAGGTCAATGATCATATTACCAATATGAAAAATAAAATTGACATGGAAGCACAAGATACAGTCTGTCAAGAATGCAGTCATGAATTCAAGATGTCCATTGTAATGGATCAATCAAATTTTTTCGCACTCAGATCCTAAACTCACCTCTCGCGGACATCAAAGAGTTCGCCAAGCGGCTTGACAAAGAAGCCAGGGATCTAAAAAAAGACGTGCTTAAAATGTGTTGGTATATGAGAGGTCTATCATACGACGAAGGAATGAATCTCAGTCATGAGGATCGACAGATCATTGGCGAGATTATCAAAGAAAATCTAGAAACCACAAAGAAAACAGGACAACCGTTCTTTTAAATTTTCTTTAGTAGTTTGCTTATTTCTGCTTTTCCAGCTCTATCCACACCTTGACCATTTACTACCGCAGTCAATGCAGCTTTGAGTTCTTCTGTGTCAATACCATCCAACGATATTCCACCACTGCGTCCTGAAGGAGCTGCTCCAAGTTCTCTAGAGAGTGAATTTCTACCGCCGCCAGAACCACTGCCTGCAGCAGGAGCTGCACTACTAGAGCCGCCACCGCTAGGAGCATTACCAGCAGGTGCTGCTGTACCACTGCCGCCACTCTTGGCTTTGTCTTGCACTGCCATCAAGAACGCAGAATCAATTTGTTTGTCGCTTAGTGCTTCAGTGATTGATCTACCTGTACGCTGACGGCTGCTTAGATCTAGTGTACCTTGTTTGGGATTGGCTCTATCTTGACTTTGTTTGCCTAGACGTCCTAGAGTTGCACGACCTTTTGGTCCTAGTGCTTGGCTTTTAGCGTTAGCTGGGTCATTGTCTTCAGCATCTTGCTTGGCCATCATTGCTGCTAGATTAGGATTCTTTGCTGCCATAGCTGCTTTTGCAGCAGCCGCAGGATCTTGACCAGCGTTTGCCGCTTTGATAGCTGCTTGACCTGCACCATCTTGATCACCAGCTGCTGTGTTTGCCGGAGCTGCTGTTTTTTCTTTTTCTGGAGGAACAGCACCAAGCTGTGGCATTGATTTAGATTTGGCTTTTTCCGCTGCTGCTGTTTTATCTTGAACTTCTTTACCGTAAGGTGTTATCTCGCCTGTGACATCGTGATATTTGGCAGTTGGATTTTGTTTAACATAGTCGTCCATTGAATCTGGAGGTGTTTGATCTGCTGCTTTGTTAGCAGCAATCTTAGTTTGAAGATTGGCATTAGTCTGATCAAGATCTGTTGGCTTTACACCCTTGGCCTTACCTGTGCCTTTGGCCTGCGCATCATTGGGTTGACTAAGCTGTTGACCCATCTGATTGAATGCTCCAGCACCACCTGTAGTAGCTTTGGCATTTGAAGCATCACGACGACTGTTACGTTTGGCCACAGCACCTGGAGTTTGACTTTGTTGCCCTGGAACTTTACCGCCACCTTGCGGACGATTAGCAGCAGCCTTTGCCTGTGTAGCCTGTGGATTTTCTGGATCCATGGCGGGCTCTTTTGGTTCAGGAGCTCCACCAAAGCTAGACTTAACACGATCTACAGGATATCCAGCTTTCTGTAGAAAAGCGATTAGATTATCAGGAGCTGCTTCTTGCCCAGTAGAACCAAGCATCTTCATGTAGTCCTGTTTCAGTTTGTTTGCGGCATTACCAGTATCTAGGACTCCTGATGATTTACCACTACCAAAGGCCTTTTTGACTCCATGACCTATCTTGCTGAGCATGCCTAAGGGAGCTTCAGTTATTTTTTTGTTTTCTAATAGAATATCATTTATACGCATTTGTCGGAATCCGAAAGTTGTAGTGTATTTATTAACGAGCGTTGCTCGTTTGCGTTTTTCGCGCTTCGCGCTCAACGCAATTTTCTTTCTTAGAACTATATCGAAGTTGTAGAACTTATTATAATTGCGAAGCAATTTAAGTATTATGCAGATTGTACAGTCACACTTAACCCTTTTACGGGTTAAGAAGCATTATGCGAGTTGCACAGTACACTTAGCGTTAGAGCAGTTACAGTGGCGGTCATCCGGTACCACGAGCTCAGTCAATATGACGGTGGATCAATACATATACGCTAACATACGCATTAACCTAAGGGTTTCTCTCCCTTCTTTTTGCCTTGTTTTTCTATTCAAATAACCAAATCGCAGGGCTTAGTAGCGATCATCATCCATATGGGTAGTGGTTAAGCACCTTTGCGGCAAGGATTTCCGTCCCTGAGATCCGAGATCCAGGTCTAGAGCGCACGAAATTAAGCCTGCGCCAGCTGAAAAAACCGCGTTATTTTGCCTTTGATTGTTCTAAAAGACGCTGTCTAAGTATGTTTGAGCCACCAACTCTGACGTTTATAATACCATTATAGTAGTCATCAGTTTCTAACACTCTACGTTCAAACTGCTCTCGTGCCTCTAAATAGCTTAGTTCTGCTTTGGATTTGCAAAGATATAGTATTTCTCTTGTGAAGTTTTCCGGACCTAATGCTTGGACGTCTGCGTTTAACCTATCAGATGAACCCCAGTATTCGCGCCAATCGCTTTCTACTGTGCTTCTTCTTTTAAGTTTTTTGCCTTTGAGTGGGGGTTTAGTACGTTTGAATTGTGCTAATTTCTTGCCTATGTACTTCTGTCCGGTTGTTTTATTCGTGATGATATAAACAAAGCCAATGTAGCCTTCAGGAATTTCTTCTACTGGTTGATTTTGATACGTCCATTGCACTCATTTAGTTACCTTGGGGGGTCTGCCTAGCTTGCCTTTTCTGGTTTTCTTGCGTTCTTCACGCTTTGCCTGTATTTCTACTCTGCGCTTACTTGCCTCATTGCGTATTTCTGATAGCCAAAATCGTGCCTTAATGCCTGCTTCGTCTGAGCCTTTGTATTCAAATCTGTCTTGCCACTTAAAATATTCCTGAAAAGCAGCAATCATTTTGTCATGGCTTTCTGTAGTCAAGCAACAATCTCCACATCATTGCTGTAACTAGTGAATCCGTTTTCTTTAATAACCTTGAGTACGTGATTTACACGACTAGTTAGGTCATCCCTATGCGAAATAAGGAATACATTCTTATCACGCTCTCTAGTCATGCGTTTTAACACAGCAATACTGGATTCAACACCACTGGCATCCATACCCGAGTCGACCAATTCATCAATAAACAACAAGTTGATGCTGTGATATAGGTTCTCCCATACATCACGGAACGCCCAACTCATACTGAGTATCAAACGGTTACGTTCACCACGGCTCAAATTGTCAAAGTCTAGGTCTTGTCCTAGTTGCGTGATAATAACTGTTAGGTCATTCTGAAACTCGACAATGTGCGGCAAGCCGATCTTGTCAAGATAATAAGTTAGTCGTTGATTCAAGAATGCCAAGTTTTGATCAATAATACGTTTACGAACAAAACTATCTTTGTTTGTTAACAACTTATACAAGAACTCTTGATGATCTTTGACTCTAGTTAACTCATTAACAGAGTTCCAGTCAATTTCCTGCACGGCTGTTTTTCTTAGTTCTTCAATTTGCTCTAGATAAGGATTAGTTTCACCTTCTTTAAGCATCAGATCTTTTTCAAAGCGATCAATAGTATTTTTATGATTCAATGCTTGCTCTAGGTTGTCGTAAAACACCTTAGGCATTACTCCTAGGTCACCTAATTCTTTAATAGCATCTATGAGTTCGAGTAATTGTGTATCTGTAGCCAATGTTTGTAGTGCAGATTCTTGTAGAGCTTTCTTTTTAGCTTCTAGTACTTCTTCATGTTTGCTATCATGTAGATCTTGACCGCAGGCATAACACTTGTGATCTTCTAGGTCTTTGATTTCTTTCTTTAATTTTTCTGTCTGCTTGGCTTCACGATCTAAGTCTGATTCAGCACGTACTTTGGCTTTGTTTAGATCTGCAAGGTCTTTTTGTTTAGAGTTGTATTCAAGCAATGCTCTGTGAGCAGTAATTTCAGCCTCGGCATCGATATGACTAAGGTGATCGATATTTTTTAAGATATTTTCAATACTTTTTTCTTTAGTATCATCCCACATCTTTTGTTTACGTTCTAGTGCATCGATACTTTGTTGAATACGCTCGTTACTGGCTTTGATAGTTTCAATACGAGTATTTTCTGTTTGTATCCTATCCTTGCTTATACGAGTTTGCTCTTTAAGTGCTTCTGCTTTTTCAGAAAGCAGGGTAATACCCAGTAACTGTTCAATAATGTTACGTTGTTCCCCAGCCTTCATACTCAAGAACGGTTCGGTATAGGTATTAAGAGCCACAAGATGCTTGAACATATCATGACTCATGCTAATCATTTCTTCGATGGCTTTTTGTGTTTCACGACTGTCGCCTTGGCTTTCATCGAGATCTTCTAGGTCTTGTTCATGCCCATTAATACTAAACTTGAGAATATTAGGTTTCCGCCCACGTTCGATATGATATTCAATGCCGTCTTTCTCAAAAGTAACAGTGACTAACATGCCTTTGCTGTTAATCTTGTTAATAAGATTATCACGCTTGATGTTAGTCAGTGCTTGCCCGTAGATAGCATAGCTAAGACCGTTAATGATAGTAGTTTTACCTGTACCATTACGAGCTCCGCTATCGTCCCCACCTAGATCTAAGTTCTCACCCAAGACAAGTGTGAGTTGACCCTTGTCAAAGTCAATAGCTTGGGTTTGATTGCCCACGCTCATAAAATTTCTAACGGTTAGATTCTTGATTTTAATCATAGATCTTTATAGATATCCAATAATAAATTTTTATCGTATGCTTCACTGTCGATAGCATTAATTTGATTCATAACAATAGTGTCAACACTTTCAAATGTAATATCGATTGGATTTACATTTGACTCTACTTCGACTTTTTCTGGAATTAACATTAACTCACGCAGATTGTATTGCGGAATAAATGTCTCACGAATGAAGTTAGCTTCTTCAAAACTAATAGGCAAGTCAATAGTCACACGGCAATGCATCTTTTCACGCAATAGTTTATCGGGTGTATCAATGATTTGACTCAGTTTATAAGTTCTAAATATAGGTTGACCAGTCCAAGTCTTGTATTCTGGTTTGCCACCCCACTCTAAAATCATCATGCCGCGATCGTCGTCGCCCGCATCTGCATAGTTGTGCGGAAATGCATTGCCGATATAAGTTACATTACCTTTAGTTTGACGTTTGTGGAAGTGCCCACTGAATACATACTCTTGATTGCCAAAATGATCAGCTTGCAACTGTCCGTGATCTGGCATCTGTACCATGGCATTCATATAAAACAGTGGAAGCTCTAAGTGCCCAAAGATATAACGGCTCTTTAATTTAGGAATAGCCTTCCATTCATCACCTACTAGCCAAGGCATAATAGTTACATCACCTTCAGTTAGCGTATCTTTGATTGGAATGATATTTGGAAAGAGTCGTATAAACTCAATAGAGTTAATTTCACGCTTGTCTTTGTAGAATAGATCGTGATTACCCAGAATGAAGTATACCTTTTCAAAACTAGAACTTAGTTTTTCTAAATTAGAAACAGTATAGTTCATAGTACTAACGTCTGTAGTACTGCGGTTATGATGCCAGTCACCTAGAAAGATTGCGGTTTCACAACCTTCAGCCTTGGCAGTATCACAGAACCAATTTACAAAATCTTCACAATCTTGATTATGGGTTCTGCTACCAGATTTTAATCCGAAATGTATATCGGTAAAACACGCTACTTTTTTGAATAATGACACTGTGATCTCCTTTATTATTGTAACACTTTTACAACACTAAGGTCAATCCCAATTTTCTCCTTCGCCGCCTTGTGTAATGGTTGTTGGGCCAGGCGCTGGTGCAGCACCACTATTCTGTCTAGTCCAACTTGGATTCATGCCATTCATTTCAAGTATGTCGTCTCGAATATTTTGATTGCGCTTTTCGATATTGATGATTCTAACAAATGAGTTAGTGACAGCAGCAGTATAATAAGCGAAAGGATTGTCAGACTTGCTTTCATCAAACTGTAGACCAATTTGCGTGAGTTGAAGAATCGCCTGCCCACGCATTTCATCATTATAGGTATATCCACGAACATTTCCTCTAGTTGCATATCGCTCACAAAGTTTAATAAACATACGGGCTAGATTGTTAGTCATCATGCCGTGTTCTTTATTAAATGTGCCCGTAGCTAAATCGCCTTTCCAATGACTTTTACCCACAAGTATAAGGTTATCATTCTCATCAAATTTCCAATGCTGGAACGGAGGAAAATTTACCTTGTCGTGACTGTCAGCAGTATTTTTAAGAGTTTTCTTTCTGCCAGGAGCCAACGGAATATGTTCAAAAGTCATTACACGGAACACAATATCTTTTTTAAGGATTTTTTTGTAATCGATCTCAAAGTCTTTAGCACTTTGTTTTTTACCGGTCGCTAGTACCGCAGCTTCGTGTGCTAGTTTTGCTAGTCTAGAAGCTCTATTACGTTTAGCTTCAGCAATAGTTCTAATATTAATCTTTGATAAATTTGGTATAATTAGATCATAATCCCCAAATGCTTTATCAGTATAAAAGCAATATGTGTTTTTGCTTAGATGGATCTCTTTTAAAAGATCCTTATTTGTCAAGTACTTTATCTTTGGTACGGTGGTTATAGTCATTAGTTTAGATTCTCCTATTACTTATATAATAGCACATTTTTAAAGAAATAAATAGACTAAAGGGAGAAATATTTACAATGAGTTTGCCCACAAATCCTCAAGCAGCACTGGTTTCTAGCTTATCGCAATCAATTTCGCAGGCTATGTCACAGTCTAGCGCAGCTATGAGTGCCGCAGCTAGTGATATATCTAAAATAAATCTAGATGCTACTGTGTCTAGAATATCTGGAGAAATCGGATCCGGCTTGAACGGAGTTACTGCCGGCATTGGCAACGCTATAGATATGGGACAAAAATCTCTCCAAGGATTAACATCACAAGCAGGATCAATTGGACTGAACGGAGTTACAGGCGCACTGGGCGGTATCGCTAACCAAGCTACTAGTCTAGTATCATCTATTGGTGGTGCGGCAGGATCAATCAGTAATATTACCGCTGACGTGGCTGCATCGGTTAACAAACTAACCGGCGGAAACCTAGCAGGCGGCCTACTAAGTGTAGCAAGTTCAATTTCATCAGCAGCTGGCATGGTTAATAATTTATTAAGTATGCGCCGTGGCGCAAATCTACCAGCCAACGGGCAGTTATTTCAATCAAGGGGAACAGTGGTATCAATGACTCCTACTCCTAGCAATGATTGGCGTGTTAGATTAGATTGTAATTGGGCGTTGTTTAATTCTGACTTGTTTAATTCTACACTGAAGAAATCGGGAGGCATGGTATGGCCGTATCTTCCTACTATCACAGTTAGTACTAAAGCTCAGTATACACAACTAGACCCGGTACATAATAATTTTCCGTTCCAAGCCTATAAAAACAGTCAAGTTGATGATATTACGATTTCTGGAGAATTCAGTTGTGAAAATGAACAAGAAGCATATTACTGGATCGCAGCAACTACCTTTTTAAGAACAGCAACAAAAATGTTTTACGGTACAGGTCCAAACGTAGGAAACCCTCCAATTGTCTGTCAATTAAACGGATATGGTAGTAATATTTTTAATACTGTTCCTGTAGTTGTTAAAGCAGCTTCTTTTGATCTGAAAGATGATGTACAATATATTAAATGTCAAATGGGATCAATGACAACTCCTTCTTGGGTGCCAATTATGAGTACCATCAGTATTACAGTGACTCCGATATACAATAGAAGCAGACTACGTCAATTCAGTCTAGAAGATTTTGCCAGCGGTAAAACCGCAAGCACTGTAGGATTCTTATAACATGGCAGTCTACAAAAAAAGTTCACCTTATTTTTTAACTAAACAAAATAATCTCTATTTAGAAACATTGACGATTAGATCAGTACCTGCTGAGGCAGATGATTTTTTATACAAAATAGAAAATCAATACAATCACCGCCCAGATTTATTATCCTTTGATCTTTATGGTACACCAAAACTTTGGTGGGTGTTTGTCCAACGCAATATGAATGTGATTAAAGATCCAATATTTGATTTTGTTCCTGGTGTGCAAATTTACATACCTAAAAAAGCTAATTTAGAAAAATATCTAGGAATATAACGTGGCTGTAGAATATCTTACTGGCACCACACAAATATTTGATGATGGTACCAAGCTCACAACATATGCCGACGGTGTTACCTCAGCACGAGATCTCGGCGGCGTTATCACAATTAAAAAACCAGATGGTACATTAATTGGTACCACTGATCTCAGCGCACCATCAAACCTTCCAGTAGGCACAGCCGCTGTTGCCTCTAAGCTGGCAAATGAATTTGGAGCTTCTAACACTGCACTATTAGATGTTGCCAAGACTGCAGCAACTCCTTCTGGTGTACGAAATAATGGAACAGTTTTAGAAAACCCACTAGAAAAATTTGCTACCTACAATACCTTGTTTACCCTAGCAGCACTGTCAAAAGACGAAGTTAACAATCCTTTTCTATATAGGAATACTGGCTTTAGCGCAGGGCAGATAGTAATAAGTTCTGCCGGTAGATATGATGAGCTAAGAGCAAGAACATCATCAGGAACTCCAGAATATTTTATTAACAATTTTCAAATGACACAAGTGGTTACCGGTTCACCAGATGCAGGAACTTCGACCAGTACAAATATGAGTTTTGATGTATACGAGCCGTATAGTATGGGATTATTTTTACAAAGTCTTCAGTATGCAGCTATCCAAGCAGGTGAAACAGATTACCTTACAGCACCATTTTGTTTAAAAATAGAATTTGTAGGATTTGATGATAAAGGTAACTCCTATATAGACGTTTCACCTAAGTACTATTCCATGACATTAAAAAGATCTAACTTCACGGTAACAGAAGGTGGAAGTAATTATAAATTTGAAGCAGTGCCAACAAATCATACAGCATTTAGTGATATCGTGAATAATGTTTACACTGATATTTCGTTAACCGGTGATACAGTTAAAGAAGCACTAGTAACAGGCGAGCGCAGTTTACAAAATATTCTCAATGACAATCAAATCAAAATTGCAGGAACCAATCCTGGTGCATTGCCTGACAAATATGAAATACATTTCCCACAGACTTCTTCAGATCCACTTCCGGGTGTTGAGTACCAAGAAGAAGCCGGAGCAGTGATTCCTCTTGGTACAGTAGGCACAGTGAGTGTTAAATCGTCAAAAAGTGTGTTGTCGCAAGAGTCATTTACAGCTAACACTATCGGCGATGCTTCGTTTGATTTCCAGATAGATTCTGCAGGTAACTATGTAGCACCTAAAGCTTCACAAGCATACGATGCTAAATCTGGAAAAGTTGATACAGCTAAAGTATCTGTTGATGCTAAAAAGAGAACATTTCAGTATTCTCAAAATACTTCTATAACACAGATTATCATAAATCTTATTACAGAAAGTGACTTTGCAAAGAAAAATTTAAAACCAGAAAACTGGACCGACGGCATGGTCACATGGTTTAGAATCGATGTGCAGGTTCAAATACTTGGACATGATACTGTGCGGAATCAAAAAGCTAAAAAAGTAATTATTAGAGTAATGCCTTACACAGTTCATAGCTCGGTATTCTCCCCACCCGGTGCAGCCCTAGTAGGTGAGCAGGCATTGAAAGATAGAATTGTTAAACAATATGATTATATCTACACTGGACAAAATAACGATTTATTAAAATTTGATATACAGATTAATAATGCTTTCTATACTGGAATCTCTCCAACAGCAGACGGTACCGGCGGTAGAACATCAAACAAAGATATCAACAGTGCCGGCAATGACGATATTGAACGGGCAGAGATTGGTACAGGGGCTGAAGGCCCAGAAACTGAATTTTCACCAACCGGTACTCCTTCAGCAAAACCAGATGTTGCCGCAGGTAAAAAACTCATGGGCGGCTCTGGTAACATTACCACAGCACTAGACATTGCTCAACAATTTCATAAAGCATTTACTTCTAATGTGACTGATATGATTTCAATTAATTTTGATATCATGGGAGATACATACTGGTTAAGTGATAGTGGTGTAGGCGGCTATTTTGCCGGTGCAGAACCTGGGGCATTACAGACTGATGACGGATCAGTTAATTTTGAAGCTGGCGACACTTATGTTTACTTGAGATTTAGAAGTCCAATTGAACCCAAAGAAGGAAATGGTGATTATCTATTTGTTGACAAAGCAGATAGTCCGTTTAGCGGAATTTATAAAGTAATCAAGGTAGATCATATTTTTAATGATGGTGCTTTCAAGCAAAGTCTTAAAGCGATTAGATTACCGTTACAAGCCAGCGACTTCCAAGGAACACCACCAGTAGCAAAAGCAGCATCATTGAAAGAAGTTAAAGGTATAATGAAAGATCCAACATCACCTACGGATGATACAGGAGAATATCCTGAAGGATTTACAGCACCAGATGATCTTAATGATTTTTACGGATAATATATGGCAACAGAAGGAAGACGTTCAGAACAAGTAAACCAAGCCAAAGCAGGCATTGGTAATGGTCCTTATCTAGCTAAGGTAGTAAGCCACCTTGACCCATCATTCATGTCAAGTCTCGAAGTGACACTGCTACGTGATCAAGGCAATACTGTCGGTGATGAAGGGCAAACATACACAGTCAAATACATGACTCCGTTTTTTGGCAGTACTGCATACGAGTTTATGGGTACAAATAAAGGAAATGCAGATGCTTATAACGACACACAAAAAAGTTATGGCATGTGGTTCTGTCCTCCAGATGTAGGAGTAACAGTGATGGTGTTATTTGTTGACGGAAACCCATCTGAGGGATATTGGATCGGGTGCGTACCATCTAAATTTGCCAACAGCATGATTCCAGCAATCGGCGGATCCGACCAAGTTGATATTAGTCCAGCAGATAAAGCCAAGTATGCAACAAGTCAACAATTGCCTGTTGCTGAAGTTAATAGAAAAGCCAACGACCTTACCAAAGGCTCAAGCATTGACAAGGTCAAACGTCCTGTGCATCCTATTGCAGACAGATTTCTAGAACAAGGAACACTAGAAGATGATGTTCGAGGTGTAACAAATACCTCAGTTAGGAGAGATATTCCCAACATGGTGTTTGGTATTAGCACTCCAGGACCCTTGGATAAACGTGATGGCGCAAAGAAATCATACGTAGGAAGAAAAGATTCACATAGTCCTACGCCAGTTCCAGTAAGCCGACTTGGCGGAACACAGTTAGTATTTGACGACGGTGACGATCAGTACCAACGTAAAAAACCTGCCAGTAAAGGCGGTGTCGAATATGCTGATGTGTTGGCCGGAGAAAAAGGTGAAGCCGGTATTCCCTATAATGAATATTTTAGAGTCCGCACTAGAACAGGGCATCAAATACTTTTACATAACAGTGAAGATTTAATCTACATTGGAAATGCTAGAGGCACCACCTGGATTGAATTAACCAGCAATGGTAAAATAGATATCTATGCAGAAGATAGTATCAGCGTACACACTAAAAATGATCTTAACATTCGTGCAGATCGTGACATTAATATGGAAGCAGGTCGTAACATAAACATGAGAACTGTTGTTGGAAATCTGCATGCCGATGTAAAAAAGAATTTAGAAATCGTAGTTGACGGTAACGGATTCTTAACTACAAAAGGAGCAGTTCATGTAAATGCCACAGGTAATCTCAACCTAACATCAACAGCCAATTCCAATATTAGAAGTGCGCATCACTATGAAACAGCTGGAAAGATTGACATGAACGGCCCAGCAGCAGCCACTGCGACAAAAGCAGTAGTCTTAACATTGAATGAAAATCTTGAAACAGACGGTACATTAGATTGGGCAAAAACAAAATATCTAAAATCCGTTCCGTTGAAGAGTATTATGAAACGCATTCCGATGCATGAACCATGGCCGCAACATGAAAATTTTGCTCCTACGTTCTACACACCGGAAAACACCGATAGGGATATACCATAATGGCAACACTATACAATCAAAAAACTGTAGCAACAAACACCGCATCTGTTGGAGCGCAAGGTGCTACAGCATTCACCTACAAAGGTTTTAATTCATTGCAAACTAAAACCCAGTTCAAGCTCTTTGATATTGATCTAGTTAAACAAGATTTAATCAATCATTTTTATATTCGCAAAGGTGAGAAATTAGAAAACCCAGACTTTGGTACAGTTATCTGGGATTTATTATTTGAACCTTTTACAGAAGATGTTAAAAAAATGATAGCAACTGATGTTGAGTCAATCATCAATTACGACCCTCGCATTGCCGTAAATGCGGTTATTGTAGATAGTACAGATCAAGGAATACGAATAGAAGCTGAATTAATATACCTGCCTTTTAATTTAAACGAAAAACTCAAATTAGAGTTTGATAAAAGCAATCGTACGATTAACTAAGCAGTTTATTTTCCGCGATAAATATAGAATAGGAAGGTAAAATGACCGCTACAACAAGACAAAATAATCTAATTCTAAACGAAGATTGGAAAAGAATCTATCAGACATTCAAGAACGCTGATTTCAAAAGCTATGATTTTGAAAATCTTCGTCGCGTAATTATTGATTACATTAGAGAAAATTATCCAGAAGATTTTAATGATTATATTGAATCTAGCGAATATCTTGCCTTAATCGATGCTATCGCATTTTTAGGTCAAAGCCTAAGTTTCCGTATTGATCTAGCATCTAGAGAAAACTTTATCGAACTAGCCGAACGTAAAGAAAATATTTTACGTCTAGCTAGAATGTTAAGCTATAATGCTAAACGCAACATTGCATCAGAGGGACTGTTAAAGTTTGACACGATTAGCACGTCGGAAGACATTGTAGACGGAAACGGAAAAAATCTAGCTCAGCAAGTGATCATCTGGAATGATCCAACAAATACCAACTGGAATGAACAATTTTTATTGGTGTTAAATGCGGCAATGGCCGATAACACTGAATTTGGTAGAAGCCAAGGAACTGCATTTATCGACGGTATACAAACAGATCAATATAGATTTAGAACCACATCAAGAGATGTTCCGATCTATACATTTGTAAAAACAGTTTCTGGTCGCAGAATGGCTTTTGAATTGGTAAGCACATCCTTCTTGGGTAAAGAAGCAATTTACGAAGAAGAACCAACTCCAGGCAATCAATTGGGATTTATCTATAAAAATGATGCACGTGGACCGTCAAGTCAAAATAACGGATTCTTTTTACTCTTTAAACAAGGCAGTTTAGAGGTAGCTAATTTTAAAATTGATGTTCCAGTAACAAATGAAAAAGTGGCAGTCGATGCTCAGGGAATTAACAATAGCGACCTCTGGTTGTTTTCATTAAATGCCCAAGGCGGTCAATCAACTAAGTGGACACAGGTGCCAAATCTAGTTGGAAACAACATTGCCTATAACAGTTTATCAAATCAAGTTAAAAATATCTACATGGTTAACACCAAAGAAAATGACAAAGTTGATTTATTATTTTCCGACGGAGTCTACGGTAATTTACCCCAAGGAAATTTTAGAATTTACTATCGTGTGAGCAACGGTCTTTCATACTCCATCACTCCGGCAGACATGCGTGGAATTACAATTTCTATTCCCTACGTAAACACCGCAGGAGCTGCGCATACGTTAACAGTAAGCATGAGTTTAAAATATACTAAATCGTCATCGGCTCCATCGGAAACAATAGCTTCGATTAGAGCAAATGCTCCTGCTACATACTATACACAAAATAGAATGATCACCGGCGAAGATTATAATCTTGCTCCGTTATCTAGCAGTCAAGACATTTTAAAAGTAAAAGCAATTAATAGAACATCGAGCGGAATTTCTAGAAATTTTGATTTGATCGATGCTTCGGGAAAATATAGTAGCGTTACAGTATTTGCTGACGATGGCTACATTTACAAAAATCCAACTGAAACAGTTTCTAGTTTTAAATTTGTTAATAAGGTTGATATTTATAATTTCATTAGACAATATCTAGAACCTATTTTAACAAATACAGATACTCAAAATTTCTACCTTACAAAATTTACAAAAGTAACATTTGTTGATGATTCATCGTTATGGACTGACGTTGTAACGCTCAACGGATCGAGCACAGGATATTTTAAGAATTCAGTAGACAATTCTAAATTAAAAACTGGAGTTTATACAAATAATACATTAAAATATCTCACACCAGATTCACTAATTAAGTTTGTTCCAGGCACAGGTAAAGCATTTAAAAAAGGAGAAATTGTAATTGCTGATGCAACCGATCCGTTACAGACTTCTTATATTTGGGCCAAAGTTATCAGTGTTGCCGGGGATGGAACAAATGCAGGTCGAGGAGCTCTTAGCACCGGGTTAGGACCAATTACATTAAGTAGTGCAATTCCAACAGGTTCGATTGCATCGAGGATAGTGCCAAAATTTGTTTCTAATTTGCCTAGTTCCCTTGAAACAGAGATTGTAAATTTAGCGTTTGCTAATATTAATTTTGGACTGCGTTACGATGTAGCAGACACTACCTGGAAAGTCATTACGCCAGGCAATCTTAATCTAGTTGACGATTTTAATTTAGGCAAGGCCGGCGACACCAGTAACTCAAATCTAGATGCCTCGTGGATTATTGCATTTATTAAACAACCAGATCGGTACGTTGTAAAATCAAGAGGTATGGAATATGTATTCGGCAGTATCCAACAGAATCGATTTTATTTTGATCCAGGTCAAAAGATCTACGATAGCCTTAATGGCACAGTTATTAAAGATCAAATTAAAATATTAGGAATTAACACAGCTTCTGATAAAATCACACAGCTGGTTCAAGACATTCCGTTTGAAATTAGCGATAGCATAAAATATGAAGATGGCTATCAAAGTACTAACGAAATTAAATTGGCATTTTATGACAGCAATAACGATGGCGTTATTGATGATCCTGACGAATTTGAAAGAGTAGTTGGACTAGATTCAGAAACACCGTTTATTTTCTTTAAACAAGTAGTTGATACAACAGGATCAATTGTTTATCAGTACCTTGATAATTCTAAAGATACAATTATTCCCATACGACGAGAACTTGATGTAAACATCAATGATCCATACGTAAACGGCCAATTGTTTTATTTTTACGATAGCACAGAAAATGTTATAAAGCGGATTGACCGAACAACAAATACTTTTATTATTGATAATACCTATAGAGGAAATATTGGCCGAGCAAGCGTAAAATTCCAATATATTCATAATGCAAACGTAGATCGAAGAATAGATCCAAGTGTTAGTAATATTATTGATGTTTATTTGTTAACAAGATCTTACGATACAGAGTTTAGAAATTATCTAGCAGGACTTATACCAAGTCCCGGAGTTCCAACTTCCGATAGTTTACGAATCAATTTTGGATCAAATCTAAATGCAATTAAGTCTATCAGTGATGAAATTATTTTTCATCCAGTCACATACAAAATATTGTTTGGAGCCAGTGCAGATAGTAAATTACAAGCAATATTTAAAATAGTAAAAAATCCAGGTCGTGCATCGAATGATAACGATCTTAAAGTTAGAATTATTTCAGCTATCAACACATTCTTTGATGTGGCCAATTGGGACTTTGGAGATAAGTTTTATTTGTCAGAGTTAATCACTTACGTAATTAATTCAACATCTCCTGATATTTCTAATATGACAATAGTACCTAAGCAAGCATCTCAGTCCTTTGGCAGTCTATTTGAAATACAAAGCAAGGCAGACGAAATTTTTGTTAGCGGAGCTACAGTGGACAATATTGAAATTGTATCTTCTATAAATGCAGCAGAGATCGGCGCGATTTCTTCAACGATTGTAACATCTACTAGTAATAATTAATTATGGCAAATAACGTATTTCCTAAAAGCAAACTACCGATTCGAAAAGCTGCGGAATTTCTTCCACAGGTATTTCAAACAGATGCTAATGATAAATTCTTTAACGGCGCATTTGATCCGTTAATTCAACCAGGAACATTAGAAAAAACTGTTGGTTATATTGGTAAGAGATACGGCAAAACTTATAACGGTAGTGATGTTTATCTCGATACTGACAACACTCTAAGAAGTCGATATCAGTTGGAACCAGCAGTTGTTGTTCGGTCTAACGGTGAAGTTTTAAATTTTTATGATTATATCGATTTAAAAAACATGTTAACTTTCTTTGGAAATACCGAAGAACGTGACGACTTGACAATGCATCAATCCCATTACTCATGGAATCCTCCTATTGATTGGGACAAGTTTATCAACTATCGAGAATACTACTGGATTCCAAGTGGTCCTCCTCCTTTACGTGTATACGGCCAAAATTCTACAGTTACCAGCACGTATAGAGTAAAGCTAGCAGAACAATCATCATTTGTTTTCTTCCCAGACGGTTATACCAATAATCCAACGCTTACATTATATCGCGGTCAAAAATATAAATTCATTGTTAATGTGCCAGGCAACGGGTTTTCTATTAGAACATCATATGATACTGGGTCGTTACTATATGTTCCTGATATGGCCTATCAGGCAGGTTCTTTAGTGCTATTTGATGGCGGTCTCTGGAAAGCTAAAGTAGCAATCGCTCCAGGTGATGGCAGCACCATTGATAAAAATTCTCAAGATTGGGAATTTGTTGAGCTAGCCAACAGCCCAACAGCATTAGACTATACTAGCGGACTTACAAATAACGGTGCAGAAACTGGGACGATAACATTTGATATTCCCTACAATGCACCGGATGTATTATACTATCAAAGTAAAACAGATCCGAATAGATTTGGTAGAATTTTAATCGAAGATATTATTTCTAATACCACACTTGATATAGAAAAAGAAATCCTAAACAAAGTAACCTATACTAGCGGAAATAATATTGCATTTAGCAATGGCATGATAGTGTCATTTGGTGGTAATGTTACACCTACAAAGTATTCTAAAGGCAACTGGCTAGTTGAAGGGGTTGGAACAAAAATTAGTCTTACCTTATTTGATAATTTAATAGTTCCTGTATTAAACGCAACTCGACCAGAAGTATTATTTGACAATGACGGTTTTGATGACGTGCCGTTTGATGATGCAACAACATATCCATCTTCTCAGGATTATATTACAATTGCAAAAAGTAGCATTGATGCAAATCCGTGGTCGAGATACAATAGATGGTTTCACAAAGATGTGTTAGAATATTCACATAGTATTTCAGGTTCAAATTTTGATTCAGCAGAAACCTCCAGAGCAAAACGACCTATTATTGAATTTCAGGCAAACTTAAAATTATTTCAACATGGCACCCATGCAAAAGCAACGGTTGACTTTGTTGATACATTTACAACAGACGTGTTTTCTAAAATTGAAGGAAGTACCGGCTATAATATCGATGGCGAAGATGTATTTGAAGGAGCCAGGATTTTAGTTGTTGCTGACACAGACACTCTAGCTAATAATCAAATATATGAAATTAGATTTATTACATTCAACGGTCGCAAACAAATAACTTTAAAAACAGTCGAAGACACACCATCTATAATTAATGAGACTGTTCTAGTCAAGCGCGGCGCAATAAACCAAGGCCAGATGTACTACTTTAACGGTAGCTCTTGGTTACTAAGTCAGATAAAGACAACAGTAAATCAGCCACCGCTATTTGATGTGTTTGATGAAACTGGTATTAGTCTTGGTGATACAGAAACTTATCCTGTCTCGACATTCTCGGGTACTAGAATTATCAGTTATCTGGTAAGCCCTGCAGGAGTAGCTGACAAATATTTGGGCTTTGCATTAAGTCACTTAAACATCGATAACATTGGAGATATTCAATTTTCTAATGACTGGGACCTTGATACTTTTACCTATGAAGTCAACCGACAATCAGTTACTGGCCGGATCATCACAGGATATTACAAATTTAATGATACTGGCGAATATGCTAACAGCTGGATAGAAACCAATAACAAATACATTCAACCAATTATTGATTCTCAGATAATTACAGTTGCAACATCATCGGTAACACTTACTACTGTAGATTGGGATAAGTTGGATAATGATGCTGAAATTTATTTTTATCTTAACGGAGTAAAAATAACTACGCCATATACTAGAAAAGATAAAACTTTTACATTTACAAAAACCTTTGCAGCTAATGATGTGATTGTTGTTAAGATTTTCTCAAATATTCCTCCAGATACTGGGTATTATGAAATTCCAGTAGCACTAGAAAAAAATGCAGGAAATAGACCAATTGAATCGTTTACCTTTGGGCAGGCCGTGGATCATATTTCAACCGGTCTGGAATTTTTCCCTGATTTTACAGGATCATTCTCAGGTGACAGCGGAAATCTTAGAGACATTTCTGGGTACCAGCAATATTCAAAACGCTTTTTAAAACATGCGAATCTATCTGGATTATCCATCTTTATTTTAGCCAATACAGATTTCAATGTAATTAAATCTATTAAATTTGCCAAAAAATCATATACTGAATTTAAAAATAACTTTTTAACAGCTATTGCACAAATTAACTATGACAGTAATATTGCAAATTTTGTCGACGCTGCCATAAAGGAAATTACAAAAGCTAAAACCAATGCCAATCCGTTTTTAAATTCGGATATGATTGGTAGCGGATCATATACTCCGATATACTATACTGTTGAAGATACCGGAATAAAAACTTTTGCATTATCGGAGCAGTTTAGTCTAGATCTTGATCCGACTCATACAAGACGTGCCGTCTATGTATATCACAATGACAGACAGTTAATAGTTAACAAAGAATATGATTTTAATTTAACATTTCCGTTTGTCAATCTTAAGATCGATCTGCAAGAAGGCGACAATATTGAAATTAGAGAATATACATCAACCGCTATAAATTATATTCCAGAAACTCCTACAAAATTAGGAATGTATAAAAAATATCTTCCTGGCAAATTTTTAGATGACACATATATAACTCCTCGGATGATGATCCAAGGTCACGATGGTAGTTTAATTACTGCGTTCGGTGACTATCGTGATGATGCAATTTTAGAATTAGAACTACGTATCTACAACAATATTAAATCAGAATATGATGAAAAGATCTTTGATAACGATATGGTATTGGGTGGATATTATAATACTGGAATCTTTGGTCGAGATAAAATATCTGAAATTATTAATAGAGAATTTTTAAGCTGGATTTCAAATTCAAACGTTAATTATATTACTAATAATTATTTTGATTCTGAAAATTCATTTACATATACCTATTCTAAAATGAACGATCCTTTGGGATCTCAAAATTTACTAGGTTGGTGGAGAGGAATTTATAAATGGTTTTATGATACCGACCGTCCACATACTTGTCCTTGGGAGATGTTAGGATTTAGTGAAAAACCAACCTGGTGGGAAAGTGAATACGGGTCTGCTCCCTACACTAGTAATAATTTAATCTTGTGGGAAGATCTTACAAACGGTATTATTAGACATGGAACTAGGGCCGGACAGCATATTCGATATGCTCGATCTACATTGCTTTCGCATATTCCTGTTGATGGTGATGGCAAGCTATTAAGCCCTCTAGAATCAGGCCTTGCACAAAATTTTTCTTTAGTTAATGCCAACACTGATTTTGCACTTGGCGATATTTCTCCAGTAGAGCATGCTTGGTATAACACAAGCGAATACCCATTTGCTATTAGTTTAGCGTTGTCATTGCTTAGACCTATCGATTTTATCGGTCAAAATTTTAATAGAATCCAATCGACAACAAACATTTTAAATCAAAAAATTTATAGATCGTCTGGGACATTTATTATTCAAGAAGATCTATTGCCTGACAATCTTGGAACAACAGATACTAACGGATTGGTAAATTGGGCAGCGGATTATCTCAAGAGTCAGAATACAGATATTGGAGTCTTGGGAGTATCAGTAATTGCAGGAATTGATATTGCATTAACGCATCGGCTAAGTGGATTTGTTGATCAAGGTCAGCAGAAATTTATCCTAGATAGTAAAACACCATCCTCAACATCGGGAAATGTTTTTGTTCCACCTGAAAATCAAAAGATATTTTTTAATGTTAGTACTCCAATAAGCACTATTGTTTATAGTGGTGTAATTATTGAAAAATTAGATAGGGGTTGGAAAATACGAGGATATGATAGTCTTCAGCCGTACTTTAAATATTTTGAAGCGATTCCAACACAAGCCGACGGCCTAATGACAGTTGGCGGTGTAAGTGAAGAATTTATAGTATGGACCGCCAGTCAATTTTTTGGCAACGGAGTTATCATACAATATCAAAACGAATACTATAGAAGTTTAAGTAGTCACACATCGGGAGCATCGTTTGATCCTGCACTATGGAAAAAACTTCCTAATTTACCTAAGAAAAATGCTGTTGAAGCATTGAATAGAACAGGATTCAATACAGTTTTTGAATCTACGGTAACCTACGGAACCGTTCTAACATCGATTCAGTCAGTGGTTGATTTCTTGTTTGGATACGAACAGTACCTAATTTCTCAAGGATTTAAGTTTGATCGATATGATAGCAACAACAAGGTTACGCAAAACTGGACGACAAGTGCGAAAGAATTTATGTACTGGACAGTCCACAATTGGGCCACTGGGTCATTAATTACATTAAGCCCAGCTGCAGAAAAATTAGATATGTCTTTTGCTATAGGTGTTCCGGCTAATTTGCTAGATAGTTTTTACGACTATCAAGTGTATAAGAGCAACGGCACTCCGATCGCTCCGACTTATCTAAATATTAAACGTGAAGTTCAACATGTAACAATAGAAACAACCAATACCACAGACGGAATTTATTTCTTTAAGGCGCATTTAGTGATTAAAGAACACGTTGTTATTTTTGACGACCGCACAGTTTTTAATGATATTATCTACGATAAAACCACAGGCTATAGACAAGAAAGAATTAAATCAAGAGGATTCAGGACAGTTGATTGGACCGGCGATTATATCAGTCCTGGTTTTATTTACGATAATGTAAATATCCAAGTATGGCAGCCATATACTGATTACAAACTCGGCGACATTGTATTATATAAGACAAATACCTGGACTAGTCAACGAAATCAAGTAGGATCTTTAGAGTTTGATACTACCAAGTGGTCAATTTTAGACTCTACTCCACAGCGTTCACTGGTTCCAAATTTTGATTATAGAATTAATCAGTTTTCAGATTATTATAATTTAGATTCAGACGGTCTAGAATCGAGCCAGCGTGATCTGGGACGACATGCAGTTGGATATCAAAAGAGAGAATACTTACAAAATCTTGCAGAAGATGACGTAACGCAGTTTCAGTTGTATCAAGGATTTATTAGAGACAAAGGAACATTAAATGCCGCTACTAAAATATTTGATAAACTCAGTAAGACTACAGAAGATGCCATTGTATTAAATGAAGAATGGGCATTTAATGTTGGAACATTTGGCGGTAAAGATCAACTACGGGAAATAGAATTTTCTTTAGACAAAGGTACATTTCAACTTAATCCACAACCGATTGTGTTTGTTTCTGCAGAACCAAGTGCGGCACTTTTAGATCAATATTTACGGATCCCACCATCACGCTTTACAAAGGCCGACTCACCGTTTGTAACAAACATGCTACCGAAAATAGCAGCCGGCACTATGCAAACTGCGGGATATGTTAAACTAGATCAAATTGACTATATTTTAAAATCTCGTTCTGATATTGTAGGTGTAGACATAGCTGGGGTCAAAGAGAATGATCATTTTTGGATTACGTTTGATAGCTATTCTTGGACTGTGCTACGACTAAACAAAAAATCAATTTTATCAATTACTTCTGCAACAAAAGACAGTGCATCAGTTACATTAACTTTTAATCGTGATCATAAATTAGCGGTAGGCGATATTATTGGAATTTCAGATATACAGAATCTTACAGGTTTCTTTGAAATTACAGCAGTGACCTTGCGAACAGTAACAGTTACAGTGGCTGCAAATGCACAAGAGCCGATGCTCGATCAAAGCACCGTATATGGAATATACGGATTTACCGAAGCTAGAATTAAATCTTCTGCAGATCTTTCTCCAACAGCATCAGCAGCATTACGGGCAGGTTCAAAACTATGGCTCGACTCGGTCGAAAACATCGGCTGGCAAGTAGTTGAGAAGAACAAAGTATTTGAATATAAAAAGATCAGTAACTATGGAACAACAGTTCCTTTGGGTGCGGGATCGGCAGTACTTCATGCAGATATATTAAAACAGACGATCGTGAGTATGCCGGCATCGTCGGTGGTGACCACTTATCTTGAAAGCGATACACTACAAATTAAACAAATTATACTGCCAGAGCTGGTGTTGGAGGCAATATTAGGAAACTCGTTTGGATCTGCAATGGCAGTGAGTCCTGATAATCGCTGGCTAGTAATTGGTGCACCGTATGCATCTGGGGCATTATCTCACTTTAGAGGAGAGTACAGTGCCAATGTAGATTACGACGAGGGTGATATTATATTATCTCATGGAAAATTATGGACTGCTAACAAGTTTGTTCCTAAAAATAAAGATGATAGCACTCGTAATATTATAGGACTTGGATCTTCTGATTGGGATATCGCAACAGTGGTGTCGTACGATCCTGTGCATGGCACCAATGTTGGGCCGCTAAATCAGGGATTGATCAATATCTACCAATGGACAAATAATAATTGGCAATTATTTAAAATTTTATTAAGTCCAAGAATTGCTGCAAACGAATTATTTGGTAGTAAAATTTCTATAGGGTTTGATGGATTTGACTACTGGATGTCAGTTTCTGCGCCAGGCGCATTGGCTAACAGAGGAAGAGTTTACCTATTCAAGTTCAGTAACACTGAATGGGTAATGCACGAAAATAATAACTATCGCGGAATTTACGAAAGTAATGTAAGATATCACAAAGGATCGATAGTCTGGTGGGACGGCAAATTATGGGAAGCCCAAGTCGACATCAACGAAGACAGTGCCAGCGATAGCACAATTGCTATTCAAAGCAACGATCCAACATTTGCTTCCGAGTGGAAACAGATAGATCCGGTCTTTACTCAAAATTCTTTACCAACAAATATTGCACTAGTTGATGACGGATCGACACTGGGATTGGGATTATTGAGCAAAACACAACAGGCTGAATTGACCAAACTGGGAGATCAGTTTGGTAGTAGTATTGCAATGAATACCGATGGGTCTATACTAGTTGTCGGTGCACCTGACAGCGATGGCGAATATTTTGAAAATTATAAAGGCGAGTGGACCAAATATCAAGAGTATCAAGTTGGTGATGTTGTTAAGTATGTTGGAAATAATAACAATCCTGGATATTCTTCTCAAGGATACTATAAATTAATTGATCCTAGAAACTGGACAGATGACACTACTTATGATTCAACATTAACATTTAACAGCGTAAATCAATCTCCAGAAAATGGCGATCCTTGGGCATCGGTAGGAGACAGCTCTTCTAATTCTACAGGAAAAATCTACATTTATCAACGAGACAGTAATCAAATATATCAATTAAAACAAACTGTCACAGCACAAACATTAAACAACATAAATGACACCGGAACACCTGAGTATCTATATGTAGGTGATAAATTTGGATTTGCAGTTGATGTAGACGCCACTGGAAAAAATATTGTTGTTTCCAGCCCACTTGCAGATATCAATCTACAAAATCAAGGATCGGTATACTATCTCAATAGTGCAAATCTAGATAGCCCTAACTGGCGTTTAAAACAAAAATTAGAAAGCTATGACGAATATAATAATATTTTATTCGGATCAAGTGTTAGTATTAGTGCAGGAACCGAACGCATTGTGGTAGGTGCAAAAAACACACCATACAAAAAATATTCATATTTTTCTGATAACACAATATTTGATAAAAATACAACTACATTTTCTGAGCTTCAAGGCTATGCTGGACAAGTTTATTCTTTTGAGCGTGTTGGTGGAAAGTATTTGCTATCTGAAAAATTACAAGCAGATTTGCAAGAACACGAATCTTTTGGACATAGTGTTGATGCAACGGCTGATGTTATTGTAGTAGGCTCGCCTAATTATCAAACAACGACGGCTCATCTAATTGACGACATAGTTATAGGTACAAGGTATACCATTGTAAGTACTGGAAATAACACCAGACCAACAGATTTTACATTGGTCGGAGCGATCACTGGCGACGTTGGAGAATCGTTTATTGCAACGAGGGCCGGCATTGTTTCCGCTGGTAATTTTACGATCGGTAAAATTTATACTATTCGATCGTCTGGCACCACAGTGTTTACATCTATTGGTGCTGCTGATAACGAACCAGGTACAGCCTTTAAAGCAACAGGTGTCGGTAGTGGTAGTGGCACCGCAGTCCAAGGTACAGGAACTGTAAGTACTATAGATTTAATTGGCACCGTTAGAACATTTACTAAAATCAACGGTCAAAATTCATTCACGACGCTGGGACAACAACAGTTAGTGACAGATACTACCAAAATTAAAAATATTGCGTTAATTGATAATGTTAAGAATATAAAAATAGCAGATGTTGATATTGTTGATAATGCCAAATTAAAAATCTTAGATGTAGCCGAGCAGGAATTAAAATTTAAAACGCCATACGATCCGGCAACATATACTAATGGAACAGATGAACAGATAGTATCACCGGATTCTGCATGGTTTGAAAAAAATGTGGGACGATTATGGTGGAATCTCTCTACAGCTAAATGGGTATACTATGAGCAAGGCGATACTACATATAAAATTGGAAACTGGAATAAGTTAAGTACAGGTGCAAGTATTGATGTATATGAATGGGTAGAGTCTGTACTTCTACCATCTGAATGGAGTGCGTTAGCAGATACCGCCGACGGCATTTCAAATGGCATATCTGGACAACCGCTGTATCCCAATGATGATGTTTATTCGGTCAAGCAAATTTATAATCCAACCACTCAATTGTTAACTGAAACTCGATATTATTATTGGGTTAAGGGTTCAACAGTTTCTCCAACTAATGTTGTTGGAAGAAAATTTTCAGCGGCAGCAGTTGCAGCATTAATTATTGATCCTGCGATTCTCGGGACGCCGACGCTGGCAATCGTTGATAGTGATACGATATTGGCCTATAATTTTGCAAATTCACTAACCTCTGGATCGGGATTGCTTAATATTCAATTATATAAAGATTCAATTACAGTTAATCCTGTTCATAAAGAATATTTGTTGTTATCCGAGGGTGTGGCTGATAGTATTCCTAATGCTATATTAGAAACCAAGTGGATTGACAGTTTGGTAGGCTTTGATCAGGCCGGCAACCCAGTACCTGATTCAAAATTACCAGATAGAGACAAGTACGGATTGGGCTTTAGACCACGTCAATCCATGTTTAAAAACAAATCAGCAATTTTACAAGTTGTGGTTAACAATATTAACACAATTTTAGCTACTCGGCCTTTTAGTGATACATTAAATTTTAATACACTAAATCTTTTTGATAATGTTCCCGTAGTTGAATTAAACGACTACGACGATGTAGTAACTAATTTGACAGATTTAACACAGTATCCAGTCAATCGTGTAAGACGTGCAATATTAACACCTAATATTATAAATGGTGAAATCGATACAATAGATATTATAGATCCTGGATTTGGATATAAAGTGGCGCCGTACATAGAGATTGAAGGTGCAGGCGCTGGTGCAACTGCATCAGTTACTATCGATAAACAGGGAAGAATCAGTTCTGTACTAGTATTAACAAAAGGTAAACGATATGATTCGGCAATTATCAAGATTAGAGAATACTCGGTATTAGTCGAGACAGATTCGACTATTGCCGGGTACTGGGCAATATATTCTTGGGACCAGGATAGAAACCAATTCTACAGACGCAAAGCACAAGGATACGATACTCGCCGTTACTGGGAATCCGTCGACTGGTGGATGGATGGTTATACTCCTTTAACAAAAATTGCTTTTGAAATTCCAGCATTATATCTAGAACCAACACTTATAGTAGACATTGGCGAGCTAATTCGTGTTCGTGAATACGGTAACGGTGGTTGGGCAGTTTTAGTAAAAGTCAATGCGGGCCAAGGAGATGTGTTAGGTAACTATATTCTTGTAGGAAGATATCATGGAACGATTGCCTTAAAAGATTCGTTATACAATACATCAACGACTGCTATTGGATATGATAATGTTGGATTCTATGACACTAACTTATATGATTTATATCCAGCCGCTGAATTAAGAAATATTTTAAAAGCAGTAAAAGAAGACATATTCGTTGATGATTTAGCAGTTGAATGGAATAAATTATTCTTTGCTAGCATATCATATGCCTTCTCAGAACAGCCAACAATTAACTGGGCATTTAAGACTAGCTTTATCAATGCCATACATAATGTAGGAACACTTGAACAAAAATTAAATTACAAAAATGATAATTTGCCAGCATATCAGCAATATCTAGAAGAGATCAAACCTTATAGAACTTCTATTAGAGAATATACGAGTCGATACAATTTTGTAGAACCATCAAATACAACAGCAGTTGATTTTGATTTGCCACCAGTATACTCTCCGCGAGATGGAAGAATTGTTCCTGTTGGTCAAGGATATAATCTATTTGATCAATATCCTTGGAAATTCTGGGCAGATAATCAGGGATTTTCAATCGCCGGAATCAGTGTGTCGTATGGTGGAGAAAATTATACAACCCCCCCAACAGTTATTATAGAAGGAAATGGCACCGGAGCAAAAGCAAAGGCATTTGTATCTAATGGCGTTGTTTCTGGGATTGAAGTAACATCGCCTGGAAAAAATTATACACTAACACCAACCGTGACATTAGTTGGCGGAAATGGGTCTAGCCTTAAAACTGCCAAAGCATCGGTTATTTTGGGCGACAGTAAAGCTAGAATATTTGATACAACATTAAAATTTGATAGAATTACTAAAGATGGATTATTAAGATCATTTAGCACTTCACAAAATTTTGTTTCTAGCGGAATCACGGCAGTATTTGATCTTGCCTATGCTCCGACAAGAGATAAAAACAAAATTAAAATATATAAAAATAAACAGTTGGTATTAAACAGTGAATACAGTCTGCAATTTTATAGATCAAAAGTTGATACTTATCAGTTATTAAAAGGAAAATTAATTTTTGTTACCCCTGTACAAGTAGGCGATACTATCAATATTGAATATGACAAAAATGATGAGTTATTGGACGGCGTCAATAGGATTCAAAAGTATTATGCTCCAGCTGACGGAATGATCGGAAACGATGTTGGACAGCTAATGACAGGCATAGACTTTGGCGGAGTACAGGTACAAGGTACGACCTTTGAAATTACAGGCGGATGGGATGCACTTCCGTGGTTTACAGATGGCTGGGACAGTGTAGATCCTAATTCTGATTATTATGTTGTAGTTGACGGCAGTACTGCAATAATAAAATTGCCGTTCGTTCCTGCAGACGGCCAGATGATATCAATCTATGTAAAACGTGCAGATACAAAAAATACAGTCAGAATTGACGATCCGTTCTATGATCGGTATGACGGATCGACAGTACAAGCCAACGGGTTAAAATCTAGACCATCGACATCTCTAATGCCTAGTTTCCGAGGCGACGGAAGTACAACTGATGTTAGTTTTGAAGGCTATTTCAGAATGCATGCCGGCGACTTAATGATTTTCAGACCGTTTGAAAGCGATGGTTCGGTTGAAATCAATGATCCTAATTTATTAGATACAAAAATTACCGGCGGATCGTTAGCAGCTATAGGTGGCGCATATTCGACAGCAACTGGCAGAACTCCTGAAGAAATTATTTTAGACGGTGATGGCTTTATTACTCCTACTCAGGTACCTGCTCCGGAAGAAAACATTCCAGGACAGGTATTAGACAGTGTTAGTATTAAAGTTTTTCAGAATACAAATTCTGGGTCATCTCCGATGCAAAACACAGTTTTATTCAGCGACGGATCAACTACTAGATATCCTATCGGGTTAACAGTACTTGAGTCGTCTTCGGTGTTAGTATATGTAAACAAGGTAAAATATGGATACTATGATTATAACGATGATAGCAACCTAGACTATACCATTAGTTTTAATACCAATGAAATTATATTCTTTACAGCGCCTCCAGTAAATGCATTGATTGAAATTATTGCAATTGGCAGAGGCGGTGTGGGATTATTAGACTATCAAGAGTTTATTACAGATGGCAATACCGATCTGTTCTTAACTCAAGCAGAATACGCTACAACACAGTCGGTATTTGTCACACTTGATGGAGACTATATTGATACTAGATTTACAAATAGCTCAGATATCGCTGTTACTACCGGTGCAGAGATTACTCCAGACAAAGCCATAGTTCAGTTTGCAAACAAGCCAGCAGCTGGTCAGGTAGTAAAAATCATTGCATTTGGAGCATCGTTGAATTCAGACAGCAGTGGGCAATCTATCATTCGTGTAAACAATCAGAGATTTAATTTTACCGGCAGTACTCGTACATTTGAATTAGATAGATTCATAGATTTATCTAGAAGTTCAACAGCGGGTTCAATGTTGGTAATGTTGAATAATAAAAAATTGCGCGGCCCAGACACATATTATGCAGTATATGATGGAACAAATAATAATGTTCTAGTAGGTACTGACCCTGTTGCAACAATAACAGCGGTTGATATTAAAGTTTATATTAACAATATACTACAGCCGTTTGTTACTGCATATGTGTATAATGGTACTACAAAAACTGTTACAGTAAACACTGCCTTCTTAACACTTCAAGATGTTATCAAAATTGAAATATTAGTTAATGCACAATATTTGATTAGTGCAAATAATAACTTAACTATTAATTCAAATGTGGCAATGATCAGCGGTGACCGATTAGAAGTAACCTGGTTCAGCGAGTATGCCACATATGATATTATATCAGATACATATGCAGGTGGAAAAGTAAATTATTCTCTTTCTAGAGATCCTTTAGATAGTAACTATGTTTGGGTCTATCTAAACGGAGAACGATTAGTAAACGGCACAGATTTTTATGTGTCATTGCCACGCAATGTGGTCTACATCACTAGCGATACAACATCTGCTGATGCTGTTGAAATTATACAATTTGGTAATCAAATTTATAAAGATCCTCGAGCCTATGAGATTTATAAAGACATGTTAAACATCACTCACTATACTAGATATTCTTTGGGTGAAGTTAAATTAGCTGCAGATTTAAATTATTACGATACCGAAATTGTTGTATCTGATGCAAGCATGTTAGACAATCCAATTGCCAATCGAAATATACCAGGAGCAATCAGTATCAGGAATGAACGAATCGAGTACCTAACAAAAACAGGTAATATTCTTGGACAGTTAAGACGCGGCAGCCTGGGATCTGCAATTGGAATTAGTTATCCTGCCGGAACCAGATTGTCTAATGCAGGAGCGAGCGATACTATATCTTATTCTGATACACAAGAAAAAGAAGATTTTATTAGCGGTGGCCCGACGACATTTGTCTATGACGGAAGCACACACTTTGAACTTAACAGTAAAGTGGAATACGGCAACGGAAATAAAGATAATTTAATTGTCACAGTAAACAATAAATTAGTCAACGCCTCTAGCTTTACACTAACAGATACTTCAACTGGCGGATTTGTAATATTAACTACTCCGGTACACTATAATGATGGAACCAATGTTGCACTAGCAGATAATGATGTGATTTCTATAACATCATTACTTGCTGGCCCGCTGAATTTCATACCATTATATTCTGATAGAGCATTTACATCACGCAGCAAGATTCCAACTGACTATGGAATGTGCGATCAACTTGATGTATTTGTTGCCGGCCGCAGACTTAGAAAAGATTCGCTAAAGGTCTTTTCTGAAGAACTAGGAGCAAGCAGTCCGACTGCCGACACGATAGTGGCACCTGAATTCTCTGTCGACGGCGTTAGTAATTACATTAGAATAACTGAACCAGTTCCGGCTGGTACACGTATTTTAATAATTAGAAAAACAGGAAAAATTTGGTACGATAGAGCCGAAACCACAGCTAGTAAAGGTATTACCTTGTTAGATAATCTAAGCCCGATTGCAAGATTCATAGATCAAAAGTCAACTGAGTTGCCTGAATAAATAGTATATGGAGAAAAAAGAGCCTAAAATGGAACAAAATCATAATCACACTAGTGAAAAACCAGAACAAAAACCACACGAAACCGGTGGGTTCCACTTCGAAGGGCATATCAAAATATTTGATCCCCAAACAAAAGAAGTGTTTATTGACAAAAGAAATGCCATTCATTATGAAAATATGTCAGTAGCAATGGTACAGAGTCTTTCAAACCAAGGCCAAGGCACGGTATATCAGATGGCGTTTGGCACAGGTGGTACTATTGTTGACCCAACTGGCCTTATTACATATTTGACTCCGAATACTGTAGGCGTAAATTCAAGCCTGTATAACCAAACATATCAGAAGATTGTTGATCAAAATTCATCTCAAAACTCTGACCCTGTAAGAAACAAAATGGAAGTTAGACATATTAGTGGAGCAACATATAGTGATATTATTGTTAGTTGCTTACTAGATTACGGCGAACCCGATGGGCAAGATGCATTTGACAACAGTCAGAATATGAGTGGTAATTTTATTTTTGATGAATTGGGTTTAAAAAGCTACAATCCGGCAGGAGAGGGAAAACTGCTAACACATGTAATTTTTCATCCTGTACAAAAAAGTTTAAACAGACTTTTGCAAATTGATTATACAATTCGTGTACAAAGTTTAACTGGTTTTAGTGAGGTTTAATTATGACATATAATGTAAATTTTACCGATAAAACAAATACAGCTATTCCAGTATATGATAACGTTACTGATGAAAGTACCAGTTTAAAATTTCCAGGACGCAATGTTACAGGATATGGACAAATTATCGCAGAAAATTTTTTACATCTACTAGAAAATTTTGCATCAGTTAATGAACCGACAAATCCTATTGAAGGACAACTATGGTATAATACCGCAGTTGGTACCTTAGAGATATATGACGGCATCGGTTGGAAAGCAGCAGGCAATATCCAAAAATCTGCCACAGCTCCTTCAATCTCAGAAGACAAGGTTGGCGAAATCTGGGTAGACACAGTTAAGCAACAGTTGTATGTATGGTCTGGAAAAACATGGGTTCTAGTTGGCCCACAGTTTAGTACCGAGAATGGTTTACGAACTGGAGTCATTGTTGATTCGATAAGCGACACTGACAATAATACTAGAAACGTTATTAAATTATTATCCGATGAAGTTCCAATCGCAATCATTAGTAAAGATACATTTGTTCCTAAAATTTCAATTACCGGCTTTGATCAAATTAGGACCGGGATCAACATCAATACTTCTCCAGTTGGAAATGCAGTAGCACTTTCAAAGATATACGGAACTGCACAAAGCGCAGAATCGCTTATAGTTGCTGATGTAGCAGTACAGGCTGCAAAATTTTTAAGATCCGATATTATTAATACTACAGAATATAGTTTTAATGTTAGAAACAATCAAGGAATTACATTAGGAATTGATGGAACATTTAGATTAACAAACACATTAACAGCCGCTTCGATTTATAATGCAACCCCTGGAAGTAGCATTGATTTACAAGTTAATTCCGATGGAACTCCTAGTACTACATTAAGGGTGATCGGTAATCGGGTAGGTATCAACCTATCAGCTCCTCAGACAGAATTAGATGTTCAAGGTAGCATTGGTGTAACCAATACTATCCGAATTTCAGGAGGTGATGCAAGCACAAGTTTTACTAACGGTAGCTTTTCTACTAAAGGTGGTGCGGCGATTACAAAAAATTTAATTGTAGGCACGACACTAGAAGTTGGCGGAACATCAACACTACATACAATTCTACCAAAGGCATCAAATGCATACGACATTGGCTCAAGCACATTAAAATGGGGAACTGTCTATGCGAATGCAATTAATGCTGGAACACTCAAAGGAGTTCTAGATGGTGATGTGGCAGGTAATGCCAGAACATCTACGAATCTAAGATTTAAGACTAGTTTTCAACTGATCGGTGATGTACAATCAAACGCTGTGCTATTTGACGGATCATATGAAGGCTTAACAAAAATATTCACTACTAAATTGACAGCAGATATTATTTCTGGTCAAGACGAACCGTTTCCAAATGTGTCAAATGAACAAGATCAATTGCTTGTATATCGCGCAACTACCGGACTATTAAAACAAACTAGGGATGTTTTTGTAGGCGATCTCGGAGTACCAATCGGTGCACTAATGCCATTTGCAGGAGCGAACATTCCGGACGGATATCTATTATGTGATGGCAGCGAACAAGAAAAAGCCAAATATAAAGCATTATACGATGTAATTGGTGATGTACATGGAGTTCCAACCAAAGGAGCAGGAACATTTGTATTACCGGATCTTAGAGGTAGATTTGCCTTGGGTCTTGATAATATGGATAATGGAACACAGGTACCTAACATATCCGGCTTTGGCGGATATACCGATGCAGGCGGCGGCACAGTTAATAGAATCCCTGGTACCTCTGGTAAGACACTGGGAGGCTCCGCTGGTTCTTCAACAAACGCATTGAATGTTAACAACTTACCTCAACACCAACACAATTTACAACCAATAGATCATCCGGGGATACAATACAATGTAGTTAGATTAGACAGTGCTCCTGTAGCAGGGACTAGTCCAGGTGCAGGTCCAGGACCAACTGCCGCAGGACAAGCACAGTACCTAAACACAACCGGAGGTGTTGACACAACCGCCACGTTAGGATCGGAATTTAGTATTTTAAATCCGTACCTATCTTTAAATTATATCATTAGAGCTGGTGCACCAGCGTTCTAATAACGGAATAAACTATGTCTTATATTATAAACAAAACAGACGGAAGCATATTATCAACAGTGGCAGATGGCCAGCTTGATCAGTTGTCCTCTGATCTAACACTTGTCGGAAAAAACTACAGTGGCTTCGGTGAGGCGTTAAATGAAAACTTTATCAAGTTATTAGAAAATTTTGCCAATACTGCACCTCCAAGTCGTCCTATCAAAGGTCAAATTTGGTTTGATGGAAGCGAATCAAAACTTAAAGTTTATAATGGATCGAGCTTTGTTCCAGTAAGCTCTGCTACAATTTCAAATACACAGCCATCGACACTGGGTGTTGGCGATCTATGGTTTGATAATGTTAATAAACAATTATTTTTCTATGACGGCACAAATACAATATTATTAGGGCCTTCATATTCTGCCAGTCAGGGACGAAGCGGATTAATTGTTTCAACTATTTTAGATTCGTTGAATCAGACTCGAGTTATCACAACATTATACGATAATGGTTCATTATTGGGTATTTTCTCAAAAGATTCTTTTACTCCTAAGCAACCTATTCTTGGATTTAGTGGTAGTATTGTTGCTGGATTTAATGCTGGGACAATTTCTGGATTTAAATTTAATGTGACGGCAACTAATGCCGAGCAACTAGGGAACGAACCAGCTGCATCGTATTTAAGAAAAAATGCTGATAATATCATAAATGGACAATTGACTGTTGTTTCGAATAGCGGAGTATTAATTGGCGATTCGCAGCAAGCACAAATATTTGTAGATAATGGAACAGTTTCTTTTGTAAACAACTCCAAAAATAATAATATTTTAATCAAGGTAAAACGCGGCGATTTTACAGATATCCCATTTGATTGTAACACAGTAAATCAAACTCTTAAATTATACGGAGCAAATCCAGGCAGTGAAGTTATTGTCGGTGGAAATTTAACAGTTAATGGAAACTTAACAGTATCTGGAGATTCGGTAACAATCAATGCCAGTACCTTGACAGTCGAAGACAAGGCAATTGAGCTGGCTAAACAAACAGGAATTACGCCAACTGATACTAACGCAAGTGGCGGCGGCATAATTTTAAAAGGAACGTCGGATAAGACGTTCCTATGGACACAAGCTACTTATTCGTGGAACAGTTCAGAAGATATCAATCTTGCTTATGGCAAGAAATTAAAAGTCAATGGTATCGAAGTCATATCAGGAACAGCACTAGGGTCCGGAATTACAAGTATTCCGGGAGTAACAAGTTTTGGTACACAATCGAGTTTGATAGTCGGGCCAGTATTACCGGACGATAATACACTATTAGTAGATCTCGGTTCTCTGGTACCGTCAGGTAACCCACCAACACCGACCTTAAGAATAGATAGAAACAGAATATCAACAGTTATCACTAATAGAGATGTTGAAATAGCACCAAATGGTACTGGCAATGTTGCGTTAAAACAGGTTACCGGCATTAGATATATTGATCAAATCACCGTAGGTAATCCGAGAATCACAGGCATGGGTGATCCGCTGGCATTACAAGATGCTGCTACAAAAAATTATGTCGACACAGTAACACAAAGTAGACCGTTGGTCTTTAGTATGGATATTTCAGATGCGATCTCTAATGCAGGTATCGCTGGTTGGTTGACTCAAGTGGCACCGCCAGGCGAATATAGGAACGGAACAGTTGCACGAATACTATGTACTTCGTTATCAAACTCATCTACAACGATCAATATGAATAGTTATGTGACTTCGCATCCAACAGAATTTATAACCCCAGATGCTCCGGGATCCTTGGTTCCAGGCGGAACAGCATTTGCGGTTGACAATGTTAGTTTTACTCCAGTGACAGTATCTCCACAAGTGGTCTCTGTATATAGAGTAGTTAAAGTTTACCAGGTGATCACAGGCGCCTGGACATTTGTGGCATAATAAAGGGGCGAACAAGAATGTCATACGTACTTAATAGATATAACGGTAGTCAATTATTGGTGTTAGATGATGGCGCCCTCGATAATTCAACTAGTATCAATCTAATCGGTCGTAACTATACAGGTTACGGCAGTATTCAAAACGAAAATTTTTTATATCTATTAGAAAACTTTGCCAATACAGCAGCACCATTGCGGCCATTGTCCGGTCAGCTGTGGTATAACAGCACAACTAAAACATTAAAATTATATGATGGTGTAGAATGGAAATCGGCTTCTTCGGCCAACCTCGGAGTAACTCCTCCTACAGCAGGTGAAGGAGATTTTTGGTTTAACACAACTATCAATCAGCTTAATGTTTATAGTGGCGGCATATGGAAGGTTATTGGTCCAGAAGCAGTTGCTGGATATGGCGACACAAAAATAGTAGGAATCGAATTAATAGACACAAATGTGCTTAAACATCCAGCGTTATTAGTCAAAGTAAATGGAACAGTTGAAGCAGTATTTTCAGAAACAAGATATGAGATTGCTAGTTCAAATGCAATTGTGGGATTCAGCACACTAGAAAGAGGAATTAATGTTCCGTCAAATTCTTTCTTTGGTGGTAATTTACGAGGTAATGCTGATACCGCAACAGTTCTTAAAAATTCTCCAAAGATTAACGGTTTTATCTTTACCGGAGCAAATGATGTTACTATTAAATCTCCAACAATTGGAGCATTGAACAAAGGTGCATACATCATAGGTAGTAATTTTGATGGATCTGTTGAAAGAACATGGTCTATTGATGCAGGTCCTGACTCACGTGCAGGTAAAATTGTAGCTAGAGATGCCACAGGAGGCTTTGCCGCAGTAGGAATTACAGCAACGACAATTACTGCTGATACATTTAACGGAAAAATTATTTCACCAACAGGTGTTACGAGTGAATTTGATCTTATAAAAGCCAATACAATCATAGGCGGATTTCTAGCAGGTAATGCTGATACAGCCAACACACTAAAAACATCCAGAGCAATCAATGGAGTTCCATTTAACGGCAGCACAGATATAACTGTTACCGCTGCTGCCGAAACATTAACCGGAACAAAACTCAATTCAACAGTTATTGAATCTGCATTGCAAAGTGTTGGTAGATTAAATTCATTAGAAGTTGCAGACCCGGGTGTTAGTATCGGTAATACAAATAATTTACATTTGTTTGTTGATAGCAACAAATCTAAAATATTAAGCAATAAAAATCTTCAGATATCGATAACGGATACTGCTGGTATTGGCGGGTTATCTACATTAGAATTCCAGCCAGGTAGTGCACCTTTATCAGGAGATGCTCCGACCCCAACAGTATTACCTTCCGGAACATGGAACATTGGTGCAAATTCTCGCAGATTTAATCAAATATACACAGTAATATCTAATGCAACAACACTAAAAGTAGATAGCATTGTTCCAAGTACTCCGGCAGCCACATCAGTAACAGTAGCAACAGATCTTATAGTATCGGGAAATTTTACAGTTAACGGTACGACAACTACGATTAACTCAACACAGACAACTATAAATGATCTAGTAGTTACTCTAGCTAAAGGGGCAGCTAATCCGACAGCGGCAAATGGTGCAGGAATTGAAATTGACGGTGCCGGAGCAACTCTTACATATACAGTAGCTGGCAATAAATGGAATGTTAACAAAGATCTCGATGCAGGTACTAATAATTTTATTACTTCTGGTGCCTTTCAAGGTACTGCAACATCGGCTCGATATGCTGACTTAGCAGAAAACTATGTAGCAGATGCACAGTACGAACCGGGTGAAGTTTTAGAGTTTGGTGGTGACTTTGAAGTTACTATTGCTAGAGATGCCACTGTAAAAGTGGCTGGTGTGGTATCGACTAATCCGGCACATTTGATGAACTCTGACTGTGAGGGGCAATATGTAGTTGCAGTAGCCTTACAGGGTCGTGTTCCTGTTAAGGTACGTGGTGAAATTCGCAAGGGTGATATGTTAATCGCCGCAGGAAGTGGATTTGCAAGAAGTACAACTAACCCACAACTAGGCACAATTATTGGTAAAGCACTAGAAGATTTCGATGGAATCGAGGGTGTTATAGAAGTTGTAGTAGGTAGGATCTAAAAAAGGTTCAGATAAATAACAATAGATAATGGAGCAAAGTAATGGCGTATCAAGTTAATCGATATAATGGAGCATTTTTAGTATCTGTAGAAGACGGAACTATTGATACCACAACGGATCTGCGGTTTGTAGGTAAAAACTATGCAGGTTACGGTGAAATTCAAAACGAAAATTTCCTGCATTTGCTAGAAAGTTTTGCAGGTGTTTCAGCTCCTCCTAAATCGGTGGCTGGACAAATTTGGTATGACAGCGTTACTAAAAAATTAAAATTTTATGATGGTTCACAATATAAGGTAGCTAGTGGTGCAGTCGTTAGTACAACTGCACCGGCCGGATTGGTAGCTGGCGACTTATGGTTCAACGATACATCTAAACAGCTTTATACATGGTCTGGAACAAATTTTGTATTAATCGGACCAGCAGCAGCACCAGAGGCTGGTGCCAGCGGCGCAATTAGTAGAACAATTCAAGATACATTAGGTACTCCTGTGCCTATTGTAGAACTACAGGCAGGCGGAGTAACCCTGGCAATTATAAGTAAAGTTGATTTTATTATTGGAAATATTAATCCTATAGTTGGATTTAGTCGTGTTAAAAAAGGAATTACACTAATTAACACAGACGCAACATCAGGAATAACAACACCAGCCGCACAGCAGTATTTTTGGGGCACAGCATCAAACTCATTGAAACTAGGCGGACTTGAAGCATCGGTATTTTTACAAAAAGGTGATTTAAATTTTGATGAGCAGGCATGGTTTAGAAACGATAATGGTTTTTATCTAGGCGCTGGTAAAGAATTACTAGTCCATAAAGAAAGTCAAGATCCATTCGCTGCAAGCACAGGCGGCGATCCAAATCGCGATGAAGATCAAATCGTAATCGAGCAGCGTCAACCGAACTCACCTATAACGCTTAGATTTAAAATAAATGATAGTACTAGTTTAAATCTTTATAAAATACGATCAACAGGAATTTTTCCTGCTATTTCCGGCAATTTAAATCTAGGCGGCACAGTCGGTAGTACCAGTTATGTGTGGAAAGAAGTACATGCTTCTAACCTGTATGGTGTATTAAACGGAAATATTGTTGAATTAACAAATCCAGCAGCAACCCCGATATTAAATAGCACATCGAGAGTGTTAACAGCCAATATTAATGCTAACAACGGCACTCAGGCATTTGATGCCACAAATAAAATATTTTATGGACAGCTAGGATCGCCCCTTCTTCGTACAACAGTGTATGGTGATGTCTCTGGTGATGTCTCTGGTGAAGCAGGAACTGCTAAGAAATTAGGAACTTATAGTCCTAATGTTGCCGCTGTAGCATCAACGGTAGTCGTTAGAGATACTAGTGGTAACATTAATGCAACATCATTTATTGGTACAGCTACACAGGCAGACACACTCAATGTTAGCGGTTCTTATAGAACTGCATCAACAGTGAATAGTTTTAATACAATAGCAGTCCGAGACGGCGCTGGCACATTGCATGCAGAAATATTTGACGGCACAGCTCTTGCAGCAAGATATGCTGACTTAGCAGAAAAGTATCTTGCAGATAAAGAATATGAAGTTGGCACAGTTGTAGTAGTTGGCGGTGAAAAAGAAGTTACTGCGAGCTCTTATGGTGACCTAGCGATTGGTGCAGTTAGCGCAAATCCTGCGCTTATGATGAATAAGGATCTAGAAGGTGGTACGTATATTGCTCTTAAAGGTCGCGTGCCAGTCAAGGTAATTGGTATGGTTCAAAAAGGTGACAGATTAGTTGCAACTGACTGGGGGTGTGCAAAAGCCGCTACCGATCGTTTAGATACATTTGCAATTGCATTAGAATCAAGTGACGATGCAGGTGTTAAATTAGTAGAATCAGTGATACTATAAGGAATAAAAATGGCAGCAGGCGTCGGAGTAATTATATCAGCATCAGACTACAATACCATTAGAACAAAAATTTCTAATGTGATGGGTATTGGTGGTGTAGGCAACGGCGTAACTGCCGATTTTGGTTACGGCCAACAATTAAATAGTAGTGCTGTAAATGCAGCTGATCCTGTTCTTGAAAAAAGAAAAATAACAAAAGCACAATGGGATGATTTGAGATGGGATATCATCAATGCGCATGTGCATCAATTGGATACAATACCGGATTTGATCGTTGTTTCACAGGCCGATCCTATCAGGTATGGGTCATCTCAACCTAATTACCAATATAATACGACTGCTGATACAGTTACAAGTAATCGATATAGAATAGCAACCACCCAATCGATAACTAGAACACCAATTGCCGCTGTTACAAGATCTACAGCTTGGGCTAATTCTGTTTCTTGTCAATTAACTATGACATTTGCAACTTCAGATCAAGCAAGATATTTTTGGAATGCGGGCGGCGTAATTAGATTTAGCTCTTCTAGATCAGGCGGCACAGCACTAGATCAAAATACTGCATGGACAAGATTGTTAACTGCGGTAGGAAATCAAGATTTTAATAATCGAACTGTAACACCCACGGGCGTAGGAGTTTATACCTTAACAAATTCTTTTCAAACATATTATGAAAATTCAGCATCTTCTCCGTACTCTAATAATAAATTTAGATTACAGGCCAAGGTAGATGTTGCTAATAATTCTACAGGTACAGGAAGAATATATACATTTAATATTCAGTGGGTTGACGGGTATGTAGATTCAGGACCCGAAGTCCCGCCAGGCGATACTGTAGACGGAACATTAACTCTTAATACGACCGAAATTCGAGCAGCCGGCACATTATTACCTACAGGCTCTGGAAATTTTGCCATTACACCTCCTACCTACTCAGTTTCTGCCATTAGCGGCTCCTAATTACGTAAATATCAAGTTGGAGGACACCCATGGCAGTTTATGATATAATTAGCGTACCAGATTATAACAATATACGAAATATTATCAATCCTATCATATCTACAGGTTCGGGAAATACTGGGTACGGTCAAACTGCCGCCGCAGCTACCGCCGCCGTGCTTGGTGATTCTGTAACCAAAACACAATGGGACAATTTACGATTTGATATTGTCAATAGTATTGTACACCAAACAGGGGCATTACCGACAATTAAAACGGTCAATGAGGGAGACACTATTGTCTACAATGCAGCCGAACCAAACTATCAATATCTTACATTAGCTACACAGGCTGCTACAAATAAATTTGACATTGCTGCAGGTCAGTATGCTGTTGAAGGCGGGACATCGAAAACTTACTCAAGCGATTGGGCCGATTCTGTTTCGTTAACAATTACCGCAACTTTTGTAAATGCCGCCGCCGCCAGATATTTTTTCAATTCTGGCGGCAAACTTCGATTTACTTCATCGTTTACACCATCGACGAGCACCCAACAAAACAATGCATGGCGTGATACCTTGGCAGGAGCCGGCACTATTGTTTTTGGTGGTAATACTCCTTCGACTAATTTTTATACATTAACTAGTACTAACCAACAATTTTTTATTGTAAGTTCTACAAGTACATATGCAGCTAACAATTGGAAATTATATGCACGATGCGATATTGGTAATAACTCATCCGGTGGTGCTACACAGGTAATAATTACTGCTGTTTATACTGATGGGTATGTTGACCCTGATGTGGCATCAGGCCACCCAGCTACAGATAACCCACCCGACGGCATTGTTCGCGGAACAATACAATTTACATCTTCCCATATTCGAGCAGTCGGCGCACTATATCCTAATTTAGTAGCAAATTCGTTCTATATCGTGGCCCCCACCTACTCTTAAAATATTTCTCCAAGTTAGTTAAGGCAATAAATAAACTGACTATATTATAGGAGAAATAAATGGAAGCTCTTCTAGCCAATGCGCTTGATTTTTCAAATTATAAACAAACACTTACACTTCAGCGTAAGGTTTTAAAAGAACGTATTGCTGCTAAATTGACATTTGGGCATGCTGGTGGAATTTTTAAAATTGATCAAACATTAATTTGTTTTGTTCAATTCTTAATTGATCAAGAACGTAAAACAAATGTTCCGTTGATTGATTCAAACGACAATCCAATTTTAATTGCAGATCTTGTAAAATTCAAAGACGAAATTTTAGATAGATATTTTACAGCTACCTACGAGTATCAAGAAGAATACGATAAACTTAAAAAAAGTAGAACTGTAGAAACATTGGTCGACCTATGACTCGAGGCGGCCTAATATTTGCTCATAATAGTCGAGATATCGACTACGCATTGTTAGCGGTCATATCTGGCGGCCTAGCCAAAAAACACCTCAATATTCCGTTAACATTAATTACTGACGAGTCAACATTAGAATGGATGCACGAATCAAATATTTGGGATAAGGCTAATTCCGTATTTGAAAAAATTACAATTGTTGATAGGCCAGTTACCGGCAATGTTCGTCGATTAAATGACGGCACAGATTCAAAAACAATCCCATTCATCAATTCGACTCGTGCCGATGCATGGGACTTAACCCCATACGATCAAACACTATTACTAGATAGCGACTACTTAATTTTTTCCGATCAACTAAACAACTACTGGGATCTAGATTCTAGTGTAATGATTTCTCAATCGATGAATGATATTCGAGGTGATCGAATCGGATATCTAGATAAAAATGTTTCAGAAACCGGAGTACATTTATTTTGGGCGACTAATGTTATGTTTACCAAAAATAAAGAAAGTAAATTGTTTTTTGAGCTTGTAAAAGATATTAAAATCAACTATAATCAATATAGTGATGTCTATAGATTTGATACTCGCCAATATAGAAATGATATTGCATTCAGTGTTGCAAAACATTTTTTAGACGGATTTGAAACTAATCTAAGTAAAACATTGCCTCCACTATTAACTGTTATAGATCGTGATATGCTTTGGAATGTTGATGATGACAAATTGTTATTTTTAATAGCAGGGCCGCTGACTGAGGGAAAATATCAGGTATGCGCAATTAAAAATACAGATGTACATATTATGAACAAACAAAGCATTATTAGAAATAAAGAAAAATTGTTGGAGTTAATATGACTTTCGGGTATCTAATTATCATTGCAAAAAATGACGAAGTTGACTATACTAAGTTGGCATATTCTCTAGCATTGAGTATTAAAAATACACAGAAAGATGGATTTAATAATATTGCATTAGTAACCGATGACAAAGAAGCGGTGGATAAATTAACTTCGTCTTGGGTGTTTGACCATGTAATCGAATGGGATAAAGAAACGTTCTGGGATGGACGCAGCTGGATGGATCAATTAAGTCCTTTTGATTATACCGTATGCTTAGATGCAGATATGTTGTTTACACGAGATGTAAGCCATTGGGCAGAATATTTTATTGAAAACAGTGAGTTGTATGTAGCAAATAAATCTTATACCTATCGGGGTGAAGTTGTTACTAATGATTTTTATCGTACAGCATTTACTAAAAATAATTTACCTAATTTGTATTCCTTTTATACTTTTTTCAAGAAAGATTCAGAATTAGCAAAAGAGTTTTTTACTTTGGGCAGATACATTATTAAAAATCCTACGGAATTTAAAAATGTATTTTTTCCAGATTTTAAACCTAGGGTAGTTGGAACTGATGAAGCATTTGCGTTAGCAGCAAAAATTTTAGATATCGGTGATGAAATTGCGTACCCTTTAGAATTTCCAAAAGTAGTACATATGAAACCTATGGTACAAAATTGGCCATGGCCGGCAGATTCGTGGACTGATCATGTTGGATTCTATTTCAATGTAGATAATGAAATTAAGATTGGAAATTTTAAACAAACCGATATTGTTCACTATGTAGAAAAGCAATTAATTACAGATGAAATTATTAATATACAGGAAGAAAAATTATGGCAGAAATAGACTTTGACGAATGGCTAGCAAATTATAAGCCACCCGAAATAAAATTCTATGCATCGTTTAACGTAGCCACTGGCGACGTAATGGGTGTTTATCCTTCAACAGCATTGCCAGAGGATGTGCAATGTGTTGAAATCGATCATGAAACAGCACATTTGATTACCGACGGTAAGATTAGTTTAAATTCCTGTTTCGTTGATATGAGTTCGGGAAAATTTGAAATTGCCGAAATTAAGCGTCTTACAAAAATTGATGATGTATTGCACAGGATTATGGATAAATCTTATTCAGGGTTATTAACAGCGGACCTAATGGTTATTCGAGATAACAACTCACTCACGTTTGAATTATCTGAAAAATACAAGAAAAGAAAAATCCATTGGGACGGCTCAACCGAAATGACATTCCTAATAACTGAATACAACGATCCTAATATTGTAAGACATGCTATTAAATTCACAGTCGATGAATTAGTATCAGCTCCACAGATTATTACAGATCTTGATTTGTCTAAAAAATTTAGTATCTACACCAAACGCTTATTTCCTGTTTATCTATTTGACACAAAATGAAAGTAATAGAATTTGATGTAATTTTTCTCAGCTATGATGAACCTAATGCTGAAAAGAATTATGCAGACTTGTGCAATAAAGTGCCTTGGGCAAAGCGTGTACACGGAGTTAAAGGTAGTGACGCTGCTCACAAAGCCGCAGCAGCGTTAAGCGAAACTGAATGGTTCGTTACTGTGGATGCTGACAATATCGTAGATCCTAAGTTTTTTAATATTGAACTTAAAATGGATGATCCCAAGATACAAGTCTATGGATGGTGCGGCCGTAATGTTATCAACGGATTGCGTTACGGCAATGGAGGATTAAAAATCTGGAAAAAGGATTTTGTCCTTGCTATGAAAACGCATGAAGCTAGCGAAAGCGATCGCGGCCAGGTTGATTTTTGTTGGGAAGAGGGCTATCGCAATTTTCCTGTAAGTTACAGTGATAGCATTATTACCGGAAGTCCATTTCAAGCATGGAGAGCAGGATTCCGCGAAGGTGTTAAAATGACCCTATTAGACGGAGTCAAAGTACCACCCGGCGAAATACAAGAACGTATTTGGTGGCATAATATTCATAGACTGCGCCTGTGGTCAACGGTCGGTGCTCATGAAGAAAACGGTCTCTATGCCGTATATGGAGCAAGACTCGGTACATGGTTGGCAAACTGTACACAATGGAATTATATAGAAGTTAGAGATTTTGAAATCCTAGAAGGTATATGGAATCAGTACGGTCGACCTTTTGAAGAAGTTGGTGGAACTGGTCTAGTAGAAGAAATTAAATCGTTAGGCGAAAAAATTAAATTAGGTCTAGGATTACACTGGCCTTATCTGGACGCTGTACAAAGTAAGTACACCCTTGATTTATATAATGAAACTCTAAATCTAAACGCTACTTATTACAGAATACCAGAAAATGTATGATATATTTTTCTTAGGAAATGCCAACGACAGATGGGATGCGTTACTAGCTATCTATCCTAGTGCTCGACGATTAGAAAAAAATATATCTTTATCTGATATTCGGAAGCGTGCCTTTACCAAAATGTTTTGGGTAGTATGGGACAATCTTATTTTAACTCCGGATTTTAATTTAAACGAATATAGAGCCACACAGTGGGATAACGAATATGTTCATGTATTTAAAAATGGCGATTACTTTGACGGTATCTGTTTAATTCCAAAATCTGCTGATGTAAGTCAACGAGAATTTGAAAATCGATTTTTCGTAAACAATAAAAAAGAAATTGATATCGTGGCAACCAAGCCAATTCCATACGATATCTTTTATATTAATTCCTATAATGAATACCTAGCTACTATCTCTGCATCTACAACCGATATGTTTTGGGTAGTATGGAATGATGTGATTATCTGTGATAATTTTAAATTTGATTATCAAGTGCCAGCGTACAATACTCACATTCCGCACGTATTTAAAAATGGAAAGTTCTTCGACGGTATTTGTATTTTTCCAACAACGGTTACTGTTACTAAAAAAGAATTCGATAATAGATTTTTTGTAAATGACAAAAAAGAAATCGATATATTAGCATCATATCCGACACCGTATAATATTTTCTACATTGATACATACGATGAATATCTTGATGCTAAAGAAACTTCTAAAACAGAAATGTTTTGGGTAGTATGGAAAGATGTAGTTGTTAACGATGATTTTAAATTTGATTATAAAGTTCCTAAATATGAACAGCATATACCACATGTATTTAAAAATGGCGAATATTTTGATGGCATCTGTATTTTTTCAAAAGAACATACAGTAGCTAAAAAAGAATTCGATAATAGATTCTTTGTAAACAATAAAAAAGAAATTGATATATTAGCATCACAACCTAAACCGTTTGATATTATTTTTATCAGTTACAACGAAGTAAATGCAGACGAAAATTATAATAAGTTACTTGCCAAGTTTCCGAGAGCAAAACGGATACACGGGGTGAAAGGAATTCATCAAGCGCATATTGAAGCAGCAAAACTATGTGAAACAGAAATGCTATGGGTAGTTGATGCTGATGCTATGATAGTGGATGATTTTGATTTTACAGTAGAACAAATTCCCTATTATAGCAGCAATGCTAGGCGTATGCTAACTACTACTGTTCATGTATGGAGAAGTCGAAATCCTATTAATGATCTAGAATATGGATACGGCGGCGTGAAATTATTACCTCGTCAAATGACATTAGACATGGATGTGAATTCTGCAGATATGACTACTAGCATCAGTAAATCATTTAAAGCAATGCCGGAAGTTAGTAACATCACCATGTTCAATACCGATTCTTTTAGCACATGGCGCAGTGCTTTTAGAGAATGTTGCAAATTATCAAGTAAAATTATTGATGGTCAACTCGATGACGAAACAGCACATAGACTTGAAACCTGGATAACAGTTGCACATGGTGAATTTAGCAAAGAAGCACTTATCGGCGCCACCGCAGGAAAATATTTTGGATTGTGTTGGCAAAATGCTCCTAGCGAATTAGCAAAAATTAATGACTTTGAATGGTTAAAAGAACAATATGAAATTCAATAGAAACATCAAAGGAAACGAAGTTAAAAAAGTAGACGGGCAATATCAAACCCACTACATGATGGATGCCGAATTTGTTCATAAAGAATTAAATGAAGTAAGTCCTAGCTTCTGTTTGGCCAAGTGGTTTAATGTTAGTATCCATATTCCAACAGGTCGTACTCACAGTTGTTATCATCCCAGGGCTCATGCAATTCCTCTTGAAGAGGTAGTTATTGACGTAAGTGCCTTACACAATACAAAACATAAAAAGACTCAACGTAAATTAATGTTAAGTGGGATTCGTCCCTCTGAATGTGAATTTTGCTGGCAAATCGAAGATAGCGGAAATCAACTTAGTGATCGTGCATATCGTAGCAAAGATGTATGGGAAGATGGAATCATCGAAGAAGCACTGTTAGTTGGTGCTGAAGGAAATGCAAATCCGCGATATGTAGAAGTAAATTTTAATCAGGCCTGTAATTTTAAATGTAGCTATTGCAGTCCTCACCTAAGTACAGCCTGGATGGACGAAATTAAAAAAGAAGGCCCGTATGTATTAGCTGATAGAAAGCATAATGATATTATGTGGATTCAGAATGAAATGCCAATAGACAACAGTCCTGATAATCCTTATGTAAAAGCCTTTTGGGAATGGTTGCCTGATATATATCCAACATTGCATACATTCCGTATGACAGGTGGCGAACCGTTAATGGATAAAAATACATTCCGTATGTTTGAATACGTTAAACAGCACCCTAAAGAAGATCTGCATCTAAGTATTACTAGTAATTGTTGTCCTCCTGGTGACCAGTGGAATAAATTCTTTTGGGGTCTTAAAGAACTCACTGACGCAGAGGCTATCGATCATTTTATGTTATTCTGTAGTTTAGACAATATCGGAGCTCAGGGTGAGTATATCCGTAATGGCTTAGACTTTGAACAGATGAATAAAAATATTAGGATGTATTTAAAACACAGTAGAAAACATAGTTTAACATTTATTATCACATTCAATGCTTTAAGTTATACCGGGATATATTCATATATGGAATACATTTTAGCATTACGAAAAAAATATAATAAAGATAGACAACTAGTTTGGTTTGATATCCCTCAACTACAAGATCCGGATTATTTAAATCCTAAATTAATTCCTGAATTAGTTAGCGAGCTAGAAAGGACTATGAAATTTATGATTCAAAATAAAGAAGGTCGATGGAATAGACATAAAGGTTTTAAAGATTTTGAAATCAGTAAGGTCCAACGATTAATTGATTGGATTAATTCTGATACTGGATTCAACAAAAAACGCGGTATGGCGAATTTCTATAAATTTTTTACAGAACACGATCGTAGACGCAATACAGATTTTTTAAAAGTATTTCCTGAATTAGAAAATTTCTGGAATAGATGTGAGGATCAAGATGTCTAAGATTTATATTTTTGGGGATAGTTTCTTTTCTCGATGGGTTGAAGATAATAATACTTCCGGCTGGATTGTGCAGTTGCATGCAAAATATCCTGAAGTTATCAATACTGCTGTCGGTGGAGCAAGTAATCATGAAATATATTTAAATTATTTAAAATACATTGACGATATTACTCCTGATGATATCATACTTTTTGGATGGTCAGATCCGAGTAGATTTTATGTAAATCCTGGAATTACTAAAGACGAAAAAATTTATAAGCTGTATTATGCAAATTTCTATAACAAAACACTATCTATGCTTCAAGAAAAGACTTATATGAGTGAAGTTAAAAACACAATAACAGAAAAAAATCTAAAAGCATTATTTTTTTGGTCCTTTCCGTCAGCATATGTCGAAGTTCCACGAGAAAACTTTAATTGGTTAGATTCAATGCTGATAGATATAACTGACCAGCAATATTATTATTCAGATACATTTGAAAATGAAATTAAACCTGCATTAATATATTTTTCAAAAAAAGAAGTGGCAGATTTTAAATCGCCAGACAAGGTCGTACATTATTTTCAAAAGCAAGATAAGCGTCCTAATCATATAGGTGACCAAGCGATACATGATGAGTTGGTTAAAATAGTAGTAGAATTTATAGAAAACCAAACATCTGGGCAAATTGATATAATTAAAAGGTTAAACAATGGCGCATAACATAGAGTATATTAAATTAGTTAGAGACAAACTGAATGCAGTTAGTCCTAGTTTCTGTACAATGAAATGGTTGCATCAAACACTATATCTTCACACCGGTGATAATCATAGTTGCTATCATCCACGTCCGCACCATATCGGCTTGGATGAAATTGTTATCGATGCAAGTGCATTGCATAACACAAAGTGGAAAAAAGAACAGCGTAAAAAAATGCTTGAAGGTGAACGCCCGGACGAATGCCAATATTGCTGGAATATTGAGGACCTAGAAGGCGAACATATCAGCGATCGCATGATACACAGTGCCAGTGATTTTAGTGTACCGTTAATTGATACTGTTGCAGATTTACCGTGGGACGCTCCTATCAATCCACGCTACTTGGAAGTCAGCTTTGGTAACGGCTGTAACTATCGTTGCGGATATTGCTGTCCACAAGCAAGTACCATGTGGACCGAAGAGATCAAGAAACACGGTAACTATGACTTAACATATAATCAGTACGGCATCGAGTTTATGACCAACGGTACATACTACGGTCCTAAAGATGAAAATCCCTATATCGAAGCGTTTTGGCGTTGGTGGCCAAGTCTTAAAAATGACCTGCATACTCTGCGCATAACCGGCGGTGAACCTCTAATGAATCCAGGAGCGATGCAATTTTTTGATTTACTAGAAACCGAACCAAGCCCGCATTTAGAAATTACACTAAACAGTAATCTAGGTGTGACCTTTGATCGTGTAGACCGATTAATTGCTAGAGTTACTAGTCTAGTTAAACAAAAGAAAATTCGTAAATTTAGTTTCTTTACCAGCATAGACAGTTGGGGAGAACAAGCAGAATATATGCGTACAGGGTTGGAATGCGGTCATTGGGAACGCAATATGAAAGCAGTTATTAACACCGGCGCAACTGTTAATCTGATGTGTACTTTTAATGTGTTATGTGTAACAAATTTTCAAAGTCTCCTAGAAAAAGTTATCGAATGGCGTAAAGAATATGGCATGAACGCAGTAGCATTTGACACGCCATATCTAAAAGAACCTCCACATTGGATGATTAATATTCTAACAGATGATTTTATTGTGTATATGGATAATACTTTAAAATATATTCTAGATAACAAGCAATGGTTTACTGATGTCGAATATGAAAAATTCCTTCGTGTTACCGATTATATGAAGGCAAAAACAGTACCTGCTGAAAAAATTCAAGCAGGCCGTAGAGATTTTTATAGTTTCTTTACGGAAAACGACAAACGATTAGGAACTGATCTACTAAAAACATTTCCAGAATACACAGATTTCTACGCATTATGCAAGGATACATACAATAATTATGATGAACGAAAATAACAAACAATCTTGGTGCGTTAACGCAGATCACGCAATGAGCGGCAATAATAATGGCACCACTAAAATTTGCTGTATGATTGAAAATACAGGAGAAATGACTCTTAATAGCAATACTATACAAGAAAATTTTCAAAAAATTGATTTTATAGATATACGTAAAGATTTACAAGCAGGTATTAGAAGTCCTAGATGTCGCTTATGCTGGGAAGAAGAAGATGCAGGCCGTAAAAGCAAACGCTTGAGAGATAATGAAAAATACTTAGGGCATCTTTCTAGAGACGGCGAACCCTTTACTGGCCTTGCTAAATTTGAATTAAATCTTGGAAATACCTGTAATTTAAAATGTCGAACCTGTGCTCCGTATAGTAGTAGTACATGGATGCAAGAATACTATGACGTATATAAACATGAGATGCCGCATCATACCACGTTTAAAATATATGCTCAAGATATGAAGCGGTATCATCAAACATACGACGATGAGAGTCCGTTCTGGGATGATCTAGAACAAAATCTGCACACTATTAAGCAGTTTGATTTTTATGGTGGCGAGCCTTTTATGAGCAAAAAAATGTGGCGCACATTACAGATGGCAGTTGACAAGGGATACAGTAAAGATATTGAAGTTCACTATGCTACTAATGCTACTCATTGGCCTACAGAAAATATTGAAGTGTTAAAACACTTTAAACATCTAAATTTAAATTTTAGTATAGATGGGGTTGACGATAAATTTGAATATATTAGAAACCCAGCAATATGGGAAGAAGCTAAAGAAAATATGGTCAAGGCTAGAGAGTTTGCAAAAACACATCATGATATACATATTAGTTGGTGCCATACAATAAGCAATATGAATATATTTTATCTTCCAGAATTATTAGATACTTTTTATAAAGAATTTAGCGATTTTGGGATATATTTAAATTTAGTTCACGGCCCACAACATTATAACATATCTTACATACCAGAAGATGTTAAGGAAAAATTAATTCCTAAATTAGAAGCGATTGATAAAGATTATGAAGTATGGCAGAATTTTTTACCAGGAGTAATCAATTTTATTAAAGTTGGAAAGCATAATCCACAGCATTGGGCCCAATTTAAAAAAACAATCAAAACTCACGATGCATATCGTAAAGAAGATTTTGTAAAAACATTTCCAGAGTGGGCAGAAATTATAGGATTTAACGATGAATAATTTTTTTAATTATGACGAACTAACACAAATACATATAGAGCTTACTAACGCCTGTAATGCTGCATGTACTATGTGTACACGATTTCACACCAATAGTCCTTTAATTCGACCAGACTTAATTATAGAACAAATTACTATTGAAAAATTTAAACAATACTTTCCACCGGAAGTTATAAAAAAATTAGAAATTGTATTATTCTGCGGGGTGCATGGAGATCCGGGTATGGCTAAAGATCTATACGAGATTTGCGAATATATTGCAGAAACCAATCCCAACACAGCAGTTCGTATGAATACAAACGGCGGCATGCGCAAACCAGAATTTTGGTCTAAGATAGGCGCCTTATTTGCTAAACAAAGACAAGACCACTGGCGCTGGGAAATTACTTGGAGTATTGATGGGTTAGAAGATACTAATCACCTGTATCGAAGAAATGTAGAATGGGATAAACTAATAGCCAACGCACAGGCATTTATAGATGCTGGCGGGTATGCTAATTGGGATTATTTAATTTTTAAACATAACGAACACCAAATAGATGAAGCAATTGCATTATCAAAGAAAATGGGATTCGCTGAATTTTATCCTAAAAAGTCTCTAGGTGTTGACAACGGAACAAACTTAGTTAGGATGCCGGCACTTACTCGAGAAGGTACACTCGATTACTGGATCGATGCTCCGGAAGACCCAAAAAACAGAAATTTAGAAAATCCAGTTGGACCTGTTGAAATGCGTTATTATCCTTTCAATCCAGAAAACTACAAGGAACTAAAAGCAATGAAAAGAACAGCGGATTCTAGTTATTGGAAACGTGTAGATACTGTTTATGATCTTTTAGCACGAGAAGATAATTCGACATTGGATAATGCTGTAATTAAATGCAAAGCAGAAACAATGTCTAAAGGTAAAGAAATATTTGTTGATAATCATGGCAGAGTAATAGCATGTTGTTATATGGGTACGCATTTAAACGGTGTTCACAGCGACAGTCAAAGTTTACAATTGCATCACGAAGTAAGAAAATATGGCTGGGAAAATTTTGATCTAAATCTACATTCATTAAAAGATATAATGGAAGGTCATCATTTAGATAGAGTGTTTACTGACACATGGACTAAACCTAGTTGTAAAGACGGAAAGATGGCATATTGTGCAAACATCTGCGGAACGCATAGTAGAGTAGATAAGATCTATACCCACGAAAAGATGGAAGATAAAGGACGTAACTGGCGTATGGAAAAACACAAACCGGAGGCTTAAAGGAACTTTTTAGTTTCTTTAGCAATATCTTTTTTTAATTTTTCAATATCGATTTCAAAATTAATGTTTTTAATATCGTCGTGATATTCTTGAAACATTTCAACTAACTTATCAGCCACTGTGTCAGAATCGGATTCTTTAACAAGATCTGGAATTCTTAATTCCCAAATTCTGCCATTATTAAATTCTAACTTAACAAGATGTAAGTAAGCGACCGGCATGGTATTCATATACATATCTTCAAATACCTCCGGCCACTCTTTTACAATGTTTAATGGCGGCTTAAAAAGTTTCTTAGGCACTTGCTTCTTCAGATGCCTTGGTAGCTTTTTTCTTTGGCGGATCTAGATCGTCGGCTTGTTTGCGTAAACGAGCTGCTTCTTTATAAAGGCCATCTGCCTGACTGCGATAAGATTTAGCAATATCTAAATCGGAAAGTGCTTCATTTTGAGAAGCTTGAGCTCTAACTGGTGCTGGAGTTTCTTTTACTTCGGCTACAGCTTTAACTTCGGCTCTTGCTTTTGAAGCGGTAGCTCCGGATACTAGGCCAGCGAGGTCATCAACGGCCATGTTCTTTTGACCAGCGATAAGAACATTCAGTTCGTCTAACGGAACATTATCGTTTGGTGTCGGAGTCATGATAACATTATCTGTAGCAACTTTTTGCAATCTATTATCTTGTTGCATTGCTACTAGCATTGGACGCCCATCTGAAAACATACGGGTGTACATGATTTCACCAAACTCATTGACATCTTGTCCTTGATCACTTTCTAGAACAGCCATTAGCGCATCGTGATATGAATCACTTAGGGTGGTTGTTCCTAACACTAGCGCAGAACCTGAATCTCCAGGTAATGTTCTAAATACTACAATTACTTTCGCCCCTGTATTTTTCATTCTACCGATGTGCTTAATTGATTTCATTTTTAATCCTTTTTAGTGACTGATTCTAAAAATGTATTCAGTCTATTATACACTTTACCAACAGCTTCCATTTCTGCTGCCTTAAAAGCACCGCGTTGCGTAGCAACATCGATGATATTTTTCAATGCATTTAAATCATTTACATTGAGATCTGGACCTGCTGGCTGTTCAGCTGCCGGTGCAGATTGTTGTACTTCGGTGATTTCTTCTGCTGGTGCAGTAGTTTGATCTGTCATAATTATCTCCTTAAATTTGGACAGGCTAACATAAAATATGTCAGTTCTTTTTCTTCTTCAAATCCTACATAAGTAGGAGTTTTCAATTTACCATCTTTATCAACAGATGGAATCTGTCTTAAACTATACCTACCTTTAAGACGTAGTTTAATCCAATCTTCTAATTCATGATTGAAAATCTCACCCTCTCTTAACTCAGTTTTAAAAAAATGCGGAGGAATCCTGTCCATTTTACGTAAACCTAGCACATCAAGAGGATTGAGTTCAATCATAGCGAAATATTTATAATAGTAGTTTATCGGGGGTTATGAAAGTGATTCTTGGGCTAGCCGCTTACTCATAGCTTTAGCATGGCCCATTTTTTTAATATCACCGGAAAACAGGTACAATTCAAATGCTGCTTTTTCCGACAATACTGATATGGTTTTTTTAGTTAGATACCAAGGGGATGTAATAAATTGATCTAGCCAAATTAGTGTTTGGGCTGTAATTTTACTTTCTTTAGGAAGGGAGATTTCGTATATTTTAATGTCAACACTGCGGATGAAATTGATACCTTCTTCGGTTAGTCTAAGTCCGCCGATATCTTTAGTTCGAACATTAAACCACCAAAGCACTCTGAATGCTTTGATTTCTTCTTCAGTTGGTGTTTTATCTGCTGCTTGCAAGAACACCCTAGTATAGGTATCCTTAGCGTCAGACATTATAGTTTCTCGCCTTGCGACAATTTATAAACAGCAAAGTCAGTTGTTTTAAATATTTTGTTAAGTTTCTTCGCAAGATTGTGTGCATGACCTGGATTTGAAAAACTTACTTTCTTGTATTTGGGACCTGGATAACTCGCCAGTAGACTACCACTTTTAAGATTGAAAGGTTGATCTTTATAAAAGACAGCCCATATGGCTTCACTTTCAAGTATTTGTTCTACTTTAAAAGTGTCCTTATTTGCATGTTCAAGCATTACTTTAGGTTTTGGTCTACTCATAATATATACTGGTTCTTAATAACCACGCATATATTTATCTTTTTTAACTCGGTGTTCCGAATCCGCCACCGTCAAACTTAACGTCGATATTTTGTGTATTAGCACGTATGTCTGATAGCATAGCATGTACTTCCTGTACAGTTTTAGACATTTTAACAGTTAGTATGGCTAAATCCTGAACTAGTTCACGACCTTCTTGTATAGATATACGGATATCACGTTGTTGGCTTTTTTCAGCAACAGCCAGTCGTTGCATTAGTTTTTCTACGCTTGGTAGATTATTTGGAATATTATTTACTGACATTACTCAGTACCTGTTTCATTTCAAGTTCTGTCTTAAACGGTCCTTTGTACTCGTACCGTTGTAGAGTAATTAACTTAGGACAAAAAGATTTAACCCAACCTTTTTCAAATCGGATAACATAATATCCTGCACAGTATAAACTTTTACTATCGCTGCTTTTTGTGAACAGGGGTAATTTTCTCTGTATGTCAAACATTGCATTATGCGGTTCAACACTTGTAGCATAACCATGAACTTCGTTTGGTAATGCATTATTACTTTCTTTAATAATGCGAGCTATAAAGAAATCTTTTCCAAACTGTTTAGTTAAACTTTCTTTGTTATCGAAAATTTTTACTCCTAACTCGTTGCTGAGAACAAATTTCTCATCTTCAATTTTTCGAAGAGTTGCAAACTTGGTTCCGCCTTGTTCGACAATCCAAAACTTGTCTTTAATAATTGGTTTTGCATGTAAGTCTGTCATATAGTTTCTCCAACGGTTGCTTCATTTACATATCTTGCATTCAATGGTTCGGCATATGCCTGTGCCTGATCTGCAATCTTTTTAAGATCGTAAAGATTACAAAACTTAATGAGTCTAATGCCAACTTGACTAATATTTTTATTAGCTTCGGTTGCTTCAGCAATAGTTTCAGCCATAATGGCTTTGATGTCATCTGGTTGATGACTTAGATCAATAAGACGACGATTTCGTTCATAATCTTCTAGCACACGATGTTCTTGTCCATTGTGGTCAGACCATTTCTGTAACATGAGATTGTTCCACGCATATCCTTTGGATTTACGATCTTCGAACGCTTCAGTAAGACCCACTTTTTTGCTTGTGCCTTTAGTACGCACACCCGGATACGCTGAGAAGACATTATCACTGGTATCACCACGCATACAT